CTTCTGTTCCTTGTAGCTTTATCTTTGGTATACTTCCAGTTAAATACAATTCTGCATCTTTAAAATGACCACCCATCTTGTCTTCCTTTTTTGAATTTTAAGCACTATCTCCTCCTTGTTTCCCTTTCTGTGGAGGATTGTAACAAGGCGGATCAACACAGAACCACTTACTCCCTGCCTTGCGCATTTTTTCGCACCAATTAATTTGTCCACATCGCCAACAAGTCCTACGTTTGCGATAATTAGGAACTTTCATGCTATCTAATTTTTCAACTATATAATCAGCCTCGATCACCTTACCTCCAAAAGATAGGCATTATTACTTCTATACACTATTCCCCAATTTTCCAGCCTTTCTCTGCTCCACTGAGAACAATGAGTTTCGTATTTGTTCCCATATTCTTCTTTCTGTTTTGATACTTTTACAGGCGTTATTACCATTCCAAAATCAGACTTTACTTTGATGGAATCCAACAAAACAATGCCCCTGTCAGTAGAAAAATGCTCCAAAACATCGGCACAAACAATCATTTCGTATTTATCCAATTTTGGAAGAACCTTTAGGGCATCATCTATGTAAATATTGTCATAAATTTCTTTTTGTAATTTTCCTATATATTTGGGAAAAATTTCTACAGCGTCAATCTGTACCTTCCTTTTCCAATAATCTCCGTTCCACACATCCGTGTATTCTCTGGCCAAGAAACCGAATTTCCCATGTCCGCAACCAATATCCAGAATAGATTTTGGTTTATTCGCTACTAAAACATCGCAAAAATATTCTAAAAAAAATGGTCTTGAACTTGGCAAAGTTTATCCTTTTAAAAAAGTTATTTTCCCTCCAGGTAATCAATTAATAGTTGAGGTTTCGATCCCACATCATTTTGTTTTATATATGGTTTCTGCCACTTCCGAGGAATCGAAACAAATCCTCGGTTTTCATAATAGCTCGACAAAACCTGATAATCCCCAATAGAAGCACATCCATTAGCGATAAGAAATCGTGCAGTTACATCATTGTAGTACACCTACAAAACTCCTCATCCTAATACCAAATTCAACTGGCACGAAAAGATTATGCCGCTGATTTTGGCGTTAAATATTTTGCAACACCTGAGGTAAACCCCGTCTTGTAAGAGACGGGGAAAAGCCTATGCCTAAGTCTGTGACGGTAAAATCTTACCAAAGACAAAGCCCGTCAAGCCACGTTGTAAATAACGAGGCTTGATAGCGTGTCTGGGTTATAAAATTTATCATTTTAATCATCAGGTTTACGTTTATATTTTATGAATAGGCTTCTTGCATTCTTCTTCTGTCGGTCTATTTGGATTTTTATAATCCTGGATTATTTTATCTATGTTGTTTATGACTTCTAAACACTGAAGCCATAAGTTCCGATAGTGATTTTTGTCAATTTTTGTTTTCATGCCTTTTATGCCTCTTTTAAAATTGTAAACCCGCATAATAACTTGTTATATATTTTGCAACACCTGATGCGGCATTTTCATTTTGGGATGGCAAATCAATCTTGCTCCAACCTCTTTAGCTTTAATGCTGAAACAAAGGTCTTGTCCCATTGCAAACTCTGTCGCAACATAAAATTGTCCCAATCTGTTTTCCTCACAAATAATGTTGATGTCGGTGAACCAGGGAAATGCGAGTCGCTTAAAAATTTTGGCACTGCATAGGAAACCACACGTCCCGAAACCATCGGTTTGGAAAGGTTTCTTTCGTACGCTAACTTTTTTTGGGTCTTCTGCATAAAAATCTCCGTTTTGCCATTTACAAACACTTGTTTTGCCCATATATTTTCCAGATTTAATTATTGCCCATCCTGTTGCAATATTATTCTCAGGGTCCTGTTGAACAATTTTCCATAGTTCTATAAAAAATTCAGAAGGAAAAGCCTGGTCTGCATCAATCATCATAACAAAATCAAAATCATTATCAATAGCCAGCTTAACTATTGCGTTTCTGGCATCTACAACGTGTCTCGCCGCTACAAAATCGAATACATGAGGTAATGGCACCAGCATATTCCGCAGAGAAAGAGAAAAAGCCGATGGGTTATAAGGAATGCTCCAAGGAGTCCCTATAAAAACTTTAGGCAAATCACTCATATTCTTCAAAGACAAGTTGTCCGGTATTTTAAGCTTTGTTTTGTAATCCTGCATATCTCTCCTTACACCACCAATAATTGTGTCCAACATAAGTATTTAGTTGTCTCGAAGGAACCTTAACCCTATAATGAAGCTGGTCGCTTAACTCCTTCCCAGAATAAGGATTAACTTCTGAATCTCCTATATTTTTGTAATATCCACTATTTAGCCCACCGCATACTTTCTTAATTGAGCATTCCAAACATTTTGGAGCAAAGATATTTGTTCTGTCGGAAAGCCATTTGGAATATTCAAGGTATGGCGAAAATTCTTTAGGCAAAATGCTGTAATCCCACTCATAACCATCATGCATCACTTGAGGAATGTTACAAATATGTTTTTCATATCCTTTCAGCAGGCACATTGGGAAGTATCGTACATTAACCATAACGCCGGCAGAGGTTAAAATATCAATCGCTTCTTTCAGGTAAAAAGCAATTTGAGAATTTCTCCCCTGAAAATCCTGTTTATCAAGATGAGACCATTCATTATAGGGGTTAAAATTAATAAAATTACTGATTAAGGGTTTAACCTTGGCAAAATACTTAGCCAACTCTATTAAATCTTCAAAATTACTTGTTAAGACCGTATTAGTTCTGAATTTGAAATTATTACTGTTACATTTTTCTATGGCTTTATTAACTTTTGCGAAACCATTTTTTGTCTTTGTTACTTTATTGTGGATATCTTCAGAACCATGAATAGAAAAAAGAATATCTTCAAGCCCGGCATCCCAAAATTCATCTAATTTTGGTTCTATTTTTTGCCCATGTGTAATAACACAGGGGAATAATCCCAACTTTCTTGCTCCCCAAAGCCATTTAGCAAAATCAGGGATGATAGTTGGCTCCCCTCCACTAAAATCGCAGAAACGATTTCCTCTCGCCACTCCATCAACCAGAACCCTTTCCATTTCTTCCCATGTTAAAAATCTCCTTTCCTTTTTTTCCATGTGAGAATAGTAGCAAAACTCACAACTTAGGTCGCATATACGCCCAACATCTGCCTTGAATCGCCTTGTTGGAGGAAGCCGATACGTCCCATGCCATTCCATTTTATTGTTCAAGCAAATATCTGCCCCCCTTACCTTCACGGTATTCATTATGGAAGAATACTCAGGTTTTTTGTCTTCGTTCCCTTCAGTCTCACGGTTGTAAACATATAATGGACGATTTATAAAACTTATCTTTCTGGCTGTTTCCAACATTGGAAGAAACAAAGCTGAATCCCCGCAAGTTTGCCAATATTTGCCGGTAGAAGGGTCAACAAGAGTATCTGAAGACACGCTTTTAAACATTTCAGCCCTGAATGTTCTAAAATGAGAATACGCAATTTTAGCGTAACGTGCCGAGGTCGGGTCTTTTAATGGACGGGAAACCCCCATTGTTACCATTGGTGTTCCATTCTTTTGCCCGTGATAAGTAACGTGCTGGCTATAAACCATATCAGCGGATGATTTTTTATAAGCAGTTACAATTTCCTGCAAAGCCTTCGTCCCCAAAAGCCAGTCATCACCATCAAGCCATGACACAATATCGTCATCTTCAAGATTTTCTATTTTTGATATCCCATAAAGAAAGGAAGAAAGTGGAGAGCCTGAATTGCTATCCCGCCTATATGCTTCTACGCTTCCATTATGCCTCTGTATCTTCTCCCATGTCCTGTCAGTTGAAGCATCATCGACAATAATATGCCTCATGTTTATCCCATCGGTATCTTGGTCTTTGACAGACAAAATGCAGGCATTTATATACTTTGAAGCATTATATGTTGGTGAAACAATATGAAGTTTTTTCATTATTCTTCCATCACCGATTTAATTATAGAATCTAACTTTTTTAATTGTTTATTAATCTCATATTGTTCTACCAGCTTTTTCTTTTTCTTGCTTATCTGTTGTTTTTCTTCATTGCTTAACTTTTCAAACTGTCCAAGCAAATTAACAAAACTGTCTACTCCTGTAAAACTACAGTCCTTGCCGAACCTTTCTCTTGCCCCGCAAAAATCATGAATCAGCGGTATCAAGCCACTTCCCATGCTTTCTATTATAGAATTGCCAAAAGACTCAAAAAGAGAAGTAGAAAGATTGTATGATTTATCCTCAAACCAGGCAGGAAGATTTTTATTATCTACCCAGCCTTCAAAAAAAATGGTATCAGATAAATTCATTTTTTTTATCATATCAGATAAATATAGTTCATATCTGGGGTCTTGAAAACGACCAATAACATGAAATGTGTAATCCATGCCTTTTTTCTTGAGAGCATCTGCCAAATATAAAATCATCTGGGGATTTTTCTTATAATTAATCCAGCCAATCCATGCTATTTTATTGCCATACTTTTTTTTCTTCCACTTAAATAAATTGAAATCAACCCCGTTCGGCAAAATATCCATCGAAGAAAGCGGTATTTTTGATTTTTCTTTTACCTGCTGCATTAATGTTTCTATTTCTTTACTTACGATTAAAAGCCTATCACAATTCAACCAATAAGTATTCAAAGGAACAGGCGTAAACAGTTCAAAAGAATGAAGCCTGCAAATTACCTTTGACTCTTTGGGATGTCGCATTGCTTCCCGGAACATATCATCGCAAAATTCAAACCAGGTCAAATCATTTTTGCGCATCAAAATTCTTATTTGATCCTGGGGGATTAGTTCGTCAATGTAAAGAACTTCATGCTTCTTCCCAAGATGAGAAACCATGTGCCCATGATGAAAATCAAAAGTTTTGTATCTGTCAAAAATAACTATTTTCATGCATTCTCCTCTGTTAATGTTCCACGAGAAACAAAAAAGGGGATTCCCAACATATTTTTATTTTACATTGAAAATCCCCTTTTGTAAATATTTTCTCCTTTTTTTGATTTGGATAGAATTTTAACCCATTTTTCTCCTTCTTACATCCATAGTTTTACGTACCTCAAAACCACTTCCTGAATGATTAACTCACCCTCGGCATGATCGCCACCACAGGTTAATTGTGTATGCACCCCGTAACCTGCCGTGAAAGTAGAAGCAGCAATAGTCACCGTGTCTTTGAATAAAAAAGTTTCGCTTATCCCGGTGGCCAGTGTTCTTTCGGAAGGGTCAGTAATCCCTGACGTGGTAGTGGCATCACCAATCGCGGCAGTAGAGGCGTTCGGGTTGACAGCGTTATAGGTACACTGCCAGTTAATTACGTTCCCTTTTGTCGCACTTGCTATCGTCTGGTAATAAACATCCAGATAAGACGCTCCCGTAGAGTCGAAATCATTGGGAAGTTTTACCAGAAAATCTAACTCATCACCAGTAGCAGGAGCAATCCCGCCCAAACCAGAAGAATTTGCTTCAGCCACGACACTTTTCGCGTTACCAGTTCCCAGCATCGACCCAGCGCCGGCAGCATCTTTGGTACTGTACGACTGCATAATAGCCTGCCATGGTATCCGCAATTCTGCATACTTCGCAGTAGTGTCAGTTGGTTTTAATTGTGAACTCCATCTTGTTACGGCCATAACTATTTACCTCCTTTTGGTATAAATGAGTTTGTGAACTCATTTTTAGTTACTGATCTGCTTTTCCACCATATTTGGTGTCAACAAACATCCCATAAGCATGGTCGTTTGTCCCATCTAAATCTTCATCTGTGAACCCTTCAATCAAAAAAACAGGAGCGGTAGTCGTTTCATCGTTGTCAATCCCGTCAGCCTCATTGGTAATGGTTGCCAATGCCACCACAGTATCTACTTGAATCTGCGCTGTAGTGTCCTCACATTTAGTAATAAAACGATTCCCCTCTACTGTAGGGTAATACGGGCAGGTTGTTGAACTGTCCCCGGTCATTGCTTTAGCCGCAATCCCGAGAATATTTACATCGGTATCAATCGTAGCAACATAAAGGTAGCCTGCCGTAGAAACCAAAGGACTACCCTTTTTTATCGCCTCGCCAGTATATGGTGTTCCATACCTGATTTGATGATCCACTAATTGATAGGGTTCGAAAACTCTTTGTATCGCCATGTTTACCTCCAATTAGTACTTTTTTTGAATTACGCAGTCTGATCCCCGGCATTTTGATGCCTGGTGATTTTAAACAAAACCCTGCCATTAGTGCCAAGCTCATCCGAAGGATGCACGCCGGTTACAGTAATAACTGTTTCCGTGGTAGCATCTTCGTTCACCTCCATTACCCCGGATGCCCCTTCAATATCACATTGTTTATGAACAAGAGCCTGGGCAGAATCTCCCGAACACTGTCCGGTAAAAACCGTATCTGGTGAATCATACACAGGAACGTCCGCGTTTGAAGCCGTAGCAGCGGCAGCTCCGGCAACGCCTAAAAGGGAACCTACCGTTGCTGAAGCTGCTTTTATATACCCCGCGTTTCCAGGGTCTTTTCTTACAGCGTCACCTTTGGTAATTTTCGCGGCATCACTCGAAGAATGTTTATACCAGTGCATTGGGGCAGAACTGTCACCTTCATGGTTGTAAGGCTCAAAACCACAAGGGCTATCTAAATTTGCCATAATGTTTACCTCCTTTTTTTGTTAATCTCCCGCGCTACCGTAAACACCAACATAGTCCGGCCATCCGCAAGCGAATCTTTCGTAAATGAAATAAAGAAGATTATCGGACAAATCTTCCACCGTCATTTTTGTTCTTGGTTTTTCTCTCCACTGGAACTGAAGAGGGTATTCTTTCCCCATAGATGCTTTGTCCGCCAACAGATACCAAGCATCCGCATCAACATTCCCCAACCAATACGGCCAAATTATTGACTCGATTTCGGTTCTTTTTCTGAGAGCGTTAATAGCGTTTTCAGCATTTTCCGGGTATTTGTCGGAATCTAAAAGCTCAGTAGCTTTTTGCTGCAACTGATGGGGGGTTAAAAGAATTTTGGGCGAGATAGCCTTCGGCAACCCTGCATCGTTCTTGAAGGTATAAAAAGCATTCACCGCAGCCCAAAGACTTGTAGCGGTTAAATCCGCGTCGGTAGAAGGTTTATTCGATTGAGTATCCCCGTTTTTCATGGCGTGGGAAGTACTGAAAAGATACTCAGTGGCAGACCGATTCCCACTTTGCCAGGCAGGGAGCGAATCAAAACCTCCGGTAAAAACTGAAGAAGCGTAATATTGTATCGTGGCTTCAGCGGCTTCTCTCATTACCTGCGGAAAACGGGAAATAACACTGTATCTCTCATCCGCCTGCGCTTCATGAGTGATGGTCATATACACGCCATACGCAATACTCTCAAGGTCGGTGTAATACCCTTCCCCAGGTTCGACGGCAGAATAATTTGTACCTTCATCCTTTTTTGATAAAAGCGGAACACCCTCGATAGTCATAAATCTTTCATACTGGTACCCGAAAGAAGACACATTGAAAACCTGATTTATGACGGCGAAAGGATCTGCCTTTTTCCAGGGCGAGAACAAAATCTGGTCAAGCCCGGCTTTCATTAAATTTGCAACATTAGCTCTAATAACAGCCATGATATTTTACCTCCTTATTGATTCTTTTCTTTTAATCATATCACTAAGCACTTCCTTAATTGTGCCTAGCCCGTTTGCGCTCATTAATTTTTTCATTCCCTCTATTTGCTGCGCCTGCGTTTCTAAAAACTGGGAATTTTTATGAGCTATTCTGGCCTTACGTTCAGCGTTATACATATCCAGCGGCTTTTCCATCAAGATGGCTTCAGGAATGCCTGTGGTAGTATCAACAGGGTTTCCTTCCATTAATGCCTTCCCCGCATTTCTGTCTACAACAACCCAGCCTTTTTTCTTTAATTCTTCTACTCTCCTGGGTTCTCTCCTTACGTGCCTATATTTCTTATCCTTTTTGCCATCTACGTGGAAAAAATCCTTTTCCTGTGAATAGTCTGCCACAAATTCAGTTACCGGAGAATCATTCACCGAAGAATCAGTTTTTTCCTGAGAAATATTTGTTTCCATAGTTTTTTTCCCTTTATTTTGCATTCTTGTTTTTCGTGCTTTCTCCCTGACCTCCGGGTTGCTAAACCCCCTGGCTTTTTTCTCTTCCATTTAGTTATCCTTTCAAAAAAGCATCAAGATTATTAGCAACTTCCTCCAATTCCTTTTCTCCGGTTATCCCTAACTTTGTCATAAACGCCTTGCCTTTGTCATCAAGCGTATTCCCGGTATTACCGGAATTATTAGCAGGGGCACCAGCACCTTCCGCTATTTGCCCGGACTTTTTGTTCAAGTCGGCTAAAGCGGCTTGCCTCCCTTCCTCAATATATTTATTTTTCAATTCCTGAAGAGAAACATTTTTGTCCTGGGTGTTTTCCTCCGCTGTTTTTTGCTGCGAAGCTAACGCTGCCGAGGCTCTTTCTTTTTTCCCAAGATGCCGTTCCTTCGCCAGCAAAGCTCTCACAAACTCAGGGTTTGACATTGCCTGATAAACAATATTGTCGGGTACTTTAGAAATTTCATCCTGAAAATCATTATACCCCGGCAAATTTTGTGCTGTTTTCTTCTCCTTGTCATGGGCAATCATCATTTGCTTAATAAAAGGAGTAAGCGCCTTTAAAGGAGTCGAAATTAATTGTTCAGCCAACTCTGCTTCAATTTCTTCTATGCCGGGTTGCTGAACATTGGCAGGCTGGTTTTGCGAAGGCTGAGCGGCATTGTTGTCCACGCCGCCATTCGTTTCATCAAACCAATTACTTTCTCCTGCCCCATCATCCAAAGTCGAAGTATCTTTTTGAGATAATTCCTCAAGTTTTTTCTCCAACTTTTCTATTCTCAACACCTTTGCCTGCAAAGCTTCGTATGGGACTGTTTCCGGTATTTTTGCACCATCTTTATTCTCTGCTCCTTTCGTGGAAGACGGCTCCACGCCCTCTTTAACGTCCTGGTTTTCCAAGAACGGCGTCTCCTCGGAACTATTGTCTTTAACGCCCGTTTGTTCTTCTGCCATAGTTAAACCTCCTAAAAATTAGGGTCTTTCGACCAGTGTTGCTTATGCTTTCTTTTTTTTCTCAACCACCTGACATCACTCATTACGGTATCATATAAATCCTTAATCTCCAGAATCCTTCCTCTGGCTTCCCTGTAGTCTCCCCAATCGCTAATAATTTTTTTATCTGTCATTCCCTGAAGGCATAATTCCGCTTTTCTTACCTCTAATGTTTTTATGAAAAATTTTCCAAGGTCAGAATTGAAGATAAAATCCTCTAATTTTAACGCTCGTTCTTCTCTCGCGGCTCTATCAAGTTTTCTTTGCAAGTCAGTCAAAGGCTTTTTTATCTTTGATGTTGCCGGCTTTTGCGTTACCCCACCTTTTTTTTCTTTCATGTCTTTCGCATCTGTCACGAAGCTTCTCCCTCATTTTGCTGTTTGCTGATTTCTCGCATTATCTCAACGGCGATGGGCTGTATTTCCTCCGGCAAAGCGGCAACTGGAATCATCGCCTCTCTTTTTTTTACAAAATCTGACGTTTCCTTAAAATCATACAAATTGTCCATCATTTTTAAAACATTAGGAAGGTCAAACTGGTATGTGGGATCGTTCTGTAAAATATTGGCTATTTCCCTCAGAAGGTTAGGGAATTGCTGTTGCTTGCTATATTTTGAATATTCAGTTTCTACCGCTGTAGCGGCAAAATTAAATTCAATATTTTTAAAAAATCCATCTTCCTTCCCGCGTTTCAGAATATTGAAAGTCTTTTCTGCCAAAGGCCGCAAAGTTAATCTGTCTGCCTGCTGTATAAATAAGGTAAAAACTTTTTCAGCGGCAGCCATCAAGCCTGTAAATTCTCCCAAAGTCTCTCTCTTGGATTGCCCTATGCCTACCGTTTCAGCCGTAGCCCTGCTTGTTTTTTCAATTTCTCTGTCAAGAATACTGTGCATATTCCCGAATGCCCCAAAATTTACTTCCGGGGTGTCAACAATTTTCACATCATCATGATTTTTTAGAAACCAGAGAGAATCCGGCTTACGGATTAAATCATCTTCCGTTAAGTCTGAGCGTTCCAATACCTGAACAATGTTTGTCAACGACCTTTTATGCTGGTCAAGAAACAAATCGTGATGTTCTTTTTGCTCCACAATAAGAGATTCTACCGCCTGCAAAGCTCCTTTCCCATAAAAAGAACCGGGAACTATCTGATAAATAGAGGCAATGAAAGGCTTATAATAATTTTTTTCTCCTTCCTCCTCTGTTTCAAAATAGTTGGTAGAAGGTTCGCATCTGATGATAGTTTCTATTTTGTCTCCATTAAGAACAGCAGTGATAACATATTCTTCCCACACCCTATTCTTAACTTCAAATTCACCCCACTGTTCTATCAAGTCATATACCGGGGTGCCTGTAGCATCGGCGTTTGCTTCGCTTCCATCACTTTCTTTTGTTATAAAAGCATCTTTTTGCAAAGTCTTCTTTTTTATTAGTTTGTCTAGGTCGAAATATACGTTTTCCATCCCAGCATAAAGATAACCTGCTTTTTCGGGGTTATCAATTACCGAAGGCGCCTTCAGCCTAGAAAGTTGAGATATGCTTTTTTGGAATAAATGATAGCAATAACGCATATCATCAATTCTCCCCGGTTTATTACAGGAAGGATCAGGACCAAAATTTTCAGCTGTTACAAATTCCGTAAAAGGATATAATCCTTTCGGATATATTTTGCAAAAAGATGTTCCTATGTTAGCTGCTTCTTTAAATAATTCTACGGCGGTTAAATAAAAGTTTGATTTTCTATCGAGGATATGGGCAAATTCTTTTTGAAGTTTCAGGAGGTCCGTTTGTTCTATGTCCGGGTTTTTTATGGTAATCCAGTCCGCAACAGAGAAAATCGCGGCCATTATTCTTGGAGCGATTGTCTCTATAATCTGGTCGCCCTTCGGCATTATCAGGTTAGATTCCCAATCATGCTCCCTGTCGTCTTGCTGGGAAAGGTACAATTTCCTGTATTTTTCCCAGTCCGTAGATTTTTGTTTTACAAAAGCACTGGAAGCATCAAAGTTTTCCTGAAGCTGCTTTTTTGCTCTTTCCAGAATTTTTGCAGTTGGTTTTTTCATTTGTTGCCTCAAAATATTGGTAAAACTACTTCTAACCAATTAAGAAGAGCGGAGGCGAGAAGACTGCCCCGCTCACTATGACGATATTAGTCTCTCGATATTATCAACCTTAAACAAAAGGAGATTATTATGCCCAACAAACCAAGAAAATTCATTCGGTATCAAGTCCGCAATAAAAGAAAAATCGTACATGGCGGAATTACCGAAAGAACTATAGAAGAACGATTGGGTGAACACCAACAAAAATGGCCTGGCGCTACAATAACGCAAGTTGGGCCAAAAGTTACAGAAGAAACCGCCCGTAAATGGGAAAAGGATAAAGGCTATTCCTAATCTTTCATAGGCATAGCTGTACCATCAAATTTGCCAGTTTCTTTTTCAAAATAATATTCCCGTTTATTAATCGCTAATTTTGTAAAAAACGGGGATACGGATATTTCTATCTTGTTTCCTGTAACTAAATCTTTGTACTCAAAAGGTTGAATTATTGCTTTTTCCATAACTTCCATTATTTGCATGAAATATTGATTTTAATCAAGCGTTCAACTTGGCGCAAAAAGGGATCGCACCGCTCAGTTAAATCGTTAAGGGAACCAAAATTGTCAAAAAAATTAAAAGTAATGCTTAAAAAAATATCTATTTTTAATAAAGGAAACAGAATTTTAATGGAAAAACTCAAAGACACTTAGCCTCAATCTGTATCGTCATGGGCATCCAATATTACCTCCATACACTCTTCATCATATTCCCAAATTAAAGGACTACCATGAATGTCTTCGTGTCCCACAATAAAACCATGTTTTTTAGACACGGATGCAATCTCTTCAAGAAAAGCATCAATTTTTTTATTTTCTACTTTCTTTGTAAATTTAGCATTCCATCTTTCCATAAAAATTCCTCCTAACAAATCACTGGAGAGGACGGCGAGAGGCCGCCGCCTCTCAGTTCTGCGATATTATGAGTAGTATATTAAATAATTTGCCGCAACCCCCTTTATTTTCTCGGCTAATATCGTTCTAACAGCGACGATTTTTTGTCGGGATAGGAGGTGAGCCACATGGCAAAGAAAGTCAAAAAGACCTATCAAATAGGTCGTGACGCTGGCACTGGCAGATTTATCCCTGTTGCAGTTGCCAAGCGTCGCAAGAAAACTGCTGTCGTTGAAACTGTTCAACGATAGCTACACTTTAGGGTTGCGGCAAATTAACTAAATAGGTATTAACTAAAAGCTACCTTAACTTTTGCTGCTGCCTCGTATGTCTTTCTAGTAACTTTCTTTTCAGCCAAAAGGAGTAATACCCGTGCCTCTTTTATTGACAATCCATTAACTATTTTAATAATGTCATCTATCTTGTCTTTATTTTGGCCTGCTGCCTGTTTTGCAAAATCATCATTTAAGAGAACCATAGGGTACATAATGTTTTCCTTTTAAATAAAGTTTAGCATAATCGTTAAATATGTATTTGTTTTTACTTTATGAAGTTCAAGTTGTTCTTTTGCGTATAACACAATGTCCATAAAATTCCCTTAACTTTTACTCATTTTATGACAAAAGGCAGACAAAGTACTTCATCCAATAACCAACATTTTCGTTACCTGAGCTATTTCTTTTTCGATTTTATAAGTTTTTCCCAACTAAAGATTTCGTTAGGGTGTTTTTTCTCCCAGAAAGCCTTCTTTGCTTCTAAATCAGCATCTAATTCTAAATACGCTTTCCCGTATTTCAATTTGCCTGCCTTCGCATCTTTTACTATTAGTTTCCTACGAGTCTTTTCTTTTTTTTTTGGTTTTGGCATTACCGTTTCCTTTAGCTTTTTGCGTTACTTATACAAGAATAGACGCACATAATTTAAAAATAGTCGCCACTTCTCAGTTTAATGCTAAAGCAAAAGTGACAAAACTTGCCATTAAATGCAGTAAATTGTCACTTTAATTTTAAATTGCACATATAAAAAAGAATGTCAAGACTTATTTTCATCTACCGGCAAATTTATTTAAAGGTGGACGGGCAAAATCTCTCTTTTTCCTCTTTACACATTCATATGCACGCTCTTCCCTTGTAGCATAGATAGACCATCCGAGAGAATAAATTGAATCATCATGGTATTTAGTTTTTACCTCCGTATGCTCGGAACGCAGCTTGTTATATTTCCCCGGATGCCCGAACTTAGGCAAAGAATTTAAGTCACCCTTCACTGTTTGCTCAAAATCATCAAATTCTTTCCTCAGAAAAGTTCTTCCTTCTTTGTCTTCCTCATCAACCATCAGCCCGTCAGGGATAACAAGCCTTCCTTTGTGAATCTGGTATAAATCGGTGAACATCGGAATCTGGCGATTATCAGTAGCATGGATAAGTTCTGCCTCCATCCCCATGTCTTCAGCCCACTGGCATAAATCAGCAGCCTGGTAAACCTCAAAAACAGTATTGTCTATGCGATATTTTTTAAAATCTTCAAATATAACTTTTTTTAGACTATATTCGCCGTCTAACCCCTGTAAAAAAACAACTTGGTTCAAGATAATATAAAAAGGAAGAGGGGCGTCGAATCCAGTCAACCATCCTTTAGCTGTAACAGTCCAAACACTCCTGTCCCCTTTTTTACTGTAAGGCAAAGACCTGTCAAGCCCGCCACCGATAATAAACTTTGTCTTAAAATCATGCTCAAGTGTTTTTATCTCTTCCTTCCCAATAGGAATCTCAAGGGTTTTCCCAACGGCAAAACATTCATCCAGATGTTCCTGCCCGAATAACTTACCCCCGGCGCCAATCCAGATATTACGATGGAAGGCATTATAGTCAGGCCCGGTAAGCTGTTTTTCCCTGCTGCTAAGCCAGGCCCTGGAAATTAAAGGAGAGATATTATACTTAACATACTCTTTCGGCTTTTCAACTTTATCGGCAAGATAAACAAAAAATATCCGCTCATCTACCGGCGTTTCCCCTTCAATTTGAATCAGCTTCCCCGAACTTTTATCATGCTCATAAACAGGAGAACCGGCCAATTCCCACAGCTTATAAAAAATATTGGACTTGGGAGAAACCTGAGACGGCAAAATAATCTGTCCGTCCCTGTCACCCGTCTGGGAAGCAAGAACCTGATACAGCCCCTCCCCGTCAGGGGCAGCATGAATCTCGTCGACAACGGCAATATCAATAGGATACCCCCAGGAAGAAGCCTTCTCGCTCGAGACTACAACAACCTTGGACTGAGTATCAAGATTTCTTATCTCTTTATCAAGAATATTCTGTTCCCCAATCATCTCAAATAATTCAGGAGAATTCAAAATTATCTTCTTGATACTGTCAAAAGCTGTAGAAGCTGACTGTTCCCTGGAGTTTGAAGCAATAACACTTTCAACATTATAAAACATCGAAAAGTTCCAGGCTCCCAATATCGCTGCCATAAAAGTCTTGGAGTTCCTTTTGGGCAAACCGAAACAGGCAACGGTATATTTGTGGCATCTCTCCCCGTCAATTTCAATCATCTCGGTAGCTTCCCTCAACATCCACTTCTGGGAAGTCCAGGGGGATATCTTCTCTATCTTCCTCCGAACCGGGAAAAATACCAGGTCATTCACCCACCACACAATGTCCTTCTGGTACAACTCTATCTGTTTTTGTGTAAGCATAAATTATTCACTTTTCTCTGAAGGGGTAACATCAATCATAGCCTTCTCAGCTTCCAAAAGCTTCCTCTTGTCTTCCTCAATCTGTAAAAACAATTTCCCGTATTCCGAAAAAGCCCGTTTCCCCTTCCTCTTCCCGCCAGCAGAATCCATATTCTCCTCGGCCATCGAATAAAACTTCTCTGACAAACGAACCACCATTTCAAGATATTTCGGATAAGTATCGGAAAGAACAGACAAAACTTTCCCGTCCCCATCAACAAGATTATGCTTCTTTTCCCCATCTATGGCAAGATTCTCAACAATCCACTTATCGAGCAGGCCCTTAACAATAATCGCGCTGGAAAGGCTGTCCAGGACAAGAGCAACCCCCTGATACTTGCTGAAGCTATCCTCCGCGATTTTGGCTTCTATCTTCAGATTCCTCCGAACTTTCCCAACATACTTCTTCAAATCCATGTGTTCATTTGGTAATTGCCCGGCAGTGACAAAAGAAACCGCGAGCTTCCGGGACTGTTCCTCATCCAGNTCCTCTTCATTAACAAAAGGAACTAAANTCTGCTTCGGTGTGTTAGTAACTGACATTTCTACCTCCTTTTNTAGGTTTATAATGATTATGTAAAAACAACTTTGATGCCAATCGCCAGCAACATTACCCAACCAGTAACCACGATAACTTTTATAAATTTTAACAACCTCTGATGATCGGCTGTCATTCCTTTCTCACCGACAAGAGGAACTAAAAGCAATATGAGCGCCCCAAGGACAGCTCCAACACAAAATATCATTTTAGACATTGCGATTAACATATCTCTCCTTTCTACATCTTTGGCAGTGGCAGAAGGATTCGAACCTTCGTATATCCGGATCAAAGCCGGATGCGTTAACCTCTTCGCCATGCCACTGTGTTTTTTACTGTTTTAATCTTACAGAAAATCATTGAACAATTTTACCGCTGTGTTTTCCCCTAATTGTAACTGCAAACAAGATATAATACTTTTTAACACGTTTTTTAAGTTCGCAATATCCTTTTCTAATTTTATAACTTTTGCTTCATTCTCAATGAAGTTTTGATATTCTTCTACGTCCACATTAAACCTCCAAGAACCTTTAAGTTTATAATATATTCGCAAGTTTTCATTTTTTCCGTATCTCCTTGGAATCGCAATTAAAAATCGCCAACTTCTCAACTATTTCGAGAACCATAAACCCAAACAACATCCCAAACCCAAAAATAATCAGAAGCAACTTTATAAACTCATACACTGTCTGGTATTCATGATAAAATAAGGTACTGCTACATATTACCGCAACAAACCCAAAAAATATGTTTGCGACAAAAAGAACTATTGCTGGCATAATATCCCTCCTTTTTTAGTTTGAAAAAATTTGATATCCCGTAATTTTTGAAATAAAACGCAATGAAAACGGGAGGTTAGGAAATGGGTTTGGGGAATTTGACGGGGGGATTTGAAGGGGTATATATCATTATTCCGCGCAGAAACCATGGGTACCCCTACCCCCCCCACCCCTACCCCATCAACAACTCTACCCACTCCTTACCCCACCCCTTACGATACCAAAGCCTAAAGGTTTCCCAAGCATTACTACCCTCCACCGGTTGTCGCTTCATCCATTCCCCATCTTTGCGCAGGAAGACAGGCCCAAGTATGGGCCGGAACTCCCATCGCCACTCCTTCCCCCTCTTGTCAACACCGCTATCCTTATACCGAGCATGTGAACACTCCCGGCAATAATCGCACCCGTAATTGTTGCAGTACATAGATGTGCAGGTAAATGCGCAGATATCCGATTTCATTTAATAATCTCTCCTTAAATATGTGTACTTGCCTGAAATCATTAACTTTTATGCCGGAAAACTGGCAATTCTCCTGAATATTCCCCGGAATAAGTAAAAAAATAAAAGATTCCGCTTTCATCCTCCTCCTCAGCCACCACCGGCCCCCCTTCCTCAGATTTAGAAAGTGGCGGATATAGCAGCACTTCAAGACAATCCGGGGAAAAATCAGGAATTTCAATTTCCTCCTCTTTTGCCAAGCCCTTAAATTCAAGCAACACCTTCATGATCTTATCCTCCTTAAGTGTACGGGTGAACTATTCCCCCCAGTTCCCCGCCTTAACCGGGCGACCACAGCTATCCTGCCCTATCCCAGGGCCATAGGCATCAAGCTTAACCTTGCCAGTCCTGCTGGTTTCTCCCTCCCTTGTCCGCCATTCAAACGGCCGGCCGGCAGCGTCAGAGTGCAAGCCGGAACCATAAGCATTTGTTTTATAAGGCTTAATGGTGTCATTTGCCCCTTGATTGTCCCAGGTATTACCGAAAGTCTCGGAATTATTACCTTGAGAAAAAGCACAAGTAAGTGAAAACATTAAGGTTATTGCTGTTAATATGGATATCTTGGCTATTTTAATCATTGCTTATCCTCCTTTTAAGATAAAACAAGTACCCGGATTCCTATCCCGCAACCAAGAAACAGCGCTACCCAGTTCAACCAACGGGTAGGTTTCTGAACTATAAACGGGATTTGTATTGCTGCTACAATAAAATCAGTTGTTGCTAAAAATGCCTGATTTTCCATTTTTCTCCTCCCCTTTTAAAAAGTAAAAATTTAAGTAATTCCCTTTATTTTAGTGTATCCCAGGGGTGATGACAAAAGGCAGACATTGTATCCCCCAAACACACACATTTTTTAACCACCTGTTTTAATTAAACTTTCTCAAAACCTCTATCTTTTAAGCAGAACATTTTTTATTTTCCCCGGTTTTTCTTTTCTCTTGCTTTTCTTTTATGCCTGAACTTGTGCTTTTGTTTGTGTGCGTTTTGTCATCAGTTTGTGCAGTTTCTTTTTTTTTATGTTTTCTCCTTTAAAAAATCAATTTAAAAAAAGAACCAAAAAAAGCTATGTTTTTTAAATCTAATCTTACACAATTATGCTTTTTTTGTTTATCCTCTTAGTTATCCTCTTAATAATTGCAAGAATCATGCCGGGGGTTAAGCTCATGAATTTAAAGAGGAATCTCCGTTGAAAAAAAAAATAACAAATAGCATATTATGCTAAGAGGGTTAGCACCTCGTGCTAATAGCGTTAGCATATCGTGCTATTTGATACCCAATAACAAACAGCATGCCGTGCTATTTGATAAGTGGGAATATGATTAAATAATCAGTCGATTTTAATCTTTTGCCCGTGTAAGTTGTAACCTTTTTTTTAATGAAATTTTTATCAACTAAAATGTTTTTTGTATTTGTGATTGATCTTAGAGACAGCCCGGTATTTTCTTGTAACTCATGGTCTTCGCAATAGAACCACCCGCCGTTCTTGTCTCCTTTGTATTTCTGGCTGTAAAGCTCAATAAATAGTATTCTGGCAATCGGTGGCAATGTTATGAATTCTTTGGCGTGTAATAACTCATCTATTTCTAAATTAACATATTTTTTCTTTTTCATGGTTTCCCCTGTATAGAAAAAATGAAGGGGAAGGAAAACAGCAGATACAGGCTACCATTTTAATTCCGTACCCCGTCGGGCACAACTCCCCCCCTGCTGTGTATTTACTCAAGACTATCAATATAACCCAGCTTTTCCCTAAGATAAAGCCATAAAGCTTTTCCTGCCAGTTTGCCCAGCCAGTAAAGGCCCTCGAAAAACTCTAATATTGCTCTCATGCTGTTTCCTTTCTAAATATCCTACCACCTATAGACAGCCAGCACCGAAATCACCACAATATGTTGTAAAAACGCCGTTAAGGGGGCAAGGTTGGACGATCTCGCTTCCTGACTTGTCATTATACCTCTTTACTCTTTTTAATGGCTTATTTTGGCGGTTTAACCGATAAAAAGCATATCATCTGAAATAGTCCGGTTATTAACCGTGCAAACCGGGCAAATTCTCAGCCCACCCCAAGACATAAATTTTTTGTCACACTGCCGGCAAAATCGGAACTTTCCTTCTTCCTGTGGGAGTTCAAATTCCCCGTCAACTTTTTCCCTCTCCCTTGCATCCCCCCGTGTGATCTTTTCTCGGTCCCTCTTATTTTTTTCCTGACAAACTGGGTGGCCACAGGTCCGGGCGTCTCTTCTCCCCAGGAGCAATCTTTTTTTGCAGTAAGGACACAATTTTCCCTCTTTGTTCTTGTATTTCCGGTTTTTCTTTCCCCCTCCGCTGCTATGTTGAAAAAGGCACTCCGGGTTTCCGCAGGTCTTTGCATCATGTCTATTTACAAGCGGCCTTTTCCCGCAGTAAGGACACATTTCTTTTTTACTCATCAACCGCCCTTCCGGATTCCCGCACCATTTTTATTAATTTATCACAATCTTTGCCGCTCCTTCTGATTTTTTCCCTTTTGCGCTTCAGCTTGATCAATTTATCATGCCTTTTTTTTCGTATCAATTTTTGTATATCTGAACGCAATAAAAGCTTTAACGGTGGGACTTCGAACACCTCCAATTCTGTCCGTGCTATATGGTGGTAGATATTTGTGCGCCTGCAGCCCATCAAGTCCGCTGCTTCGGGAAAACTTATGTATTTTTTCAGCTTCATCTGTACCCTCCGATTTTTCTTGACAATATTGAATAGCTCAAGATATAATTAACTATATAATAACCACTCCATAGTTGTCAATCTTTTTTTTACCACATATAGACACCACCTTAAAAGTGTTGCATTTTATGAAAAATATTATTACTTGTAAAGTCCCTGAAATAGCACATCTTCAGACTTTCAGCGAATTGAACTTCCCGAAAATTAAAAAAGTGTTGCAGGTTATATCTATCTATAGACATGCAATACCTTTTGAGCAAAACGATTGCAGGATTGCAACGAAAATAAGCGGTGATTTCCCAAAATTACCATATATAGACATGTCCTTTCAAGATGGGACAATTTTCCCCATGAGTATGTTCAGCAAAGTCAATGATACCGGGGTTCTTCATATTTTCTTAAAAACAGGGACTATTTGCCATACCACATATAGTGTTCCTCTGATTTTTTGGGGAATTTTGTCCCACTTTTTTTGCTGTTTTTTGTACTCATTTTACTTGCAAATTTTAACCCACCTACATATAGACATACTAAAAAAATATAATACATTATATGGGAAAGGTGCTGTGTTGGCACGACTAATGCAATTATATAGAGGTAATTGCGGGGCATGATGCCCGGCTTAACAAGGAGGAAAAGCAATGGAAGAAGTAGGAAAAAGAGCAGCAAAAGTTATTGATGTTTTAGTAGAGGGGCTGACTTATTCAGATGACAACAGCAGCAGAAAGATTGATAATTCCTCTTCTATGGCGGTACACGTTGAAATAATCGGCACTGTCGGAAACGCCAAAGACCTCATCAGCATTGCCCATTATTATGAGCAAAATGGCGACCTGATGCGTGATCCCGACATGGTTTTTTTACGGGCGGCTCCTTCCCGATATTATCCTGTTTCCTTTCAACAAGATGGAGGAGTCCCGACTTTTCAGGAAGCAATTTTATTCGAGGACGGAAATCTTAAGAGTTTCAGAAAAACGCTAGGCCGGCAATTGGTATCATTCGCAAATAAATGGATGGTGAACATTAAAGCGCAGCAAAATCTTTAGAAAAATTTAATTAAGGAGAAATAAAGTGAAAAAAGCTGCAATTTTGGAACACTGGCAAGCAATTGAAGAAGGGCAGCCGATAGAAATGGAAATGGTCCCCTATAAACACACGGGCAGCACCTATGCCGAGGACGGCATAAGATTAACCGGGACTATGGCTTTTATTGATTCAGTCCTGTCGAATCTCAAACCATTGCTGAAGGCCGAAAACGGCAGCACCAGACTACAGCTTAATTATCAGGAATCAAAGGACAGAGAAACCGGGGAGCCTACAGGCTCATATAACTGCTATATCCAGGTTCATGAAAGAGGCGGGGAAGCAAAACATTTTAACAGAATGAGAGCTAATTTACTTTAAGGGAGAGAAAGCCAATGGAAAAAATTAATATATTTGCTCAAAAACTTTCTGGGCAAACAAAAGAAAGGATTGAAAAATTATATCCTATGTTAAGCGCATACCATGAGGCCAGAGTAAAAATAGTTCCCGGCAAAAAATATATTAAAGTAGATATAGGAGGATCAGGAAAATACATGGTTGATAAACAAGGGAACATCTATGGAATCAAAGGTTATGGAGTTATCAACAAAAAGAAACAATTCGGGGACCTGGACACCATTGAAGAATATTTTTGGGGGGGTTATTCTCCTGTTAAAGTTTCCGATAAGGAGGGAAAATAATGACTACTGCCGAGCAAAAAACTTTTATTGTAGAAGTTATAGAAGATATTAAAAAAGGCTTGCTAAGAAGAGCCGAGCAATACCCTGACAACTGGGACGGGGCAGAATTGAGGTGGCTAATCCGGGATAAGTTCAGCGAGGTTGTTTTTCCTCACCACGATAAAAATTCACCAAGAAAAAAAGAGTATAAAAATGAGGTTTTAATTAATAATTTTTAAGGAGAAAAAACAATGAGAACAAGAAACGAAAAAACAGGCCGGTATCAATCAGTAAGTCTCCCAGCGCACAAAGAAGAAGGCGATTTTCCGGGCGGCGGGAAATGGACGATTGAGCGGGTCAGGCAACAAGTGCCGGATAAAGGGGATCATGTAATCATAAGGGGAATGATTTACCTCTTAGCGGAGGGAGACAACGCACGGAGATTAGACCACGCCATAATTTTTGGCAACCGTGCCCGGATTATAGATGAAGGTTTATATTCGAATTGGGGTTTGCCTGGGGAAAAAGAAGGGTATAGGGGAAGCACTTTTTTAGTAGAAGCCGCAACTTGGAAAAAAGGGTTTGCCCAAGCCAAAGAAAGAATCGCCGCTGAAGCAAATGTCTTGAGTACGATAATTGATGCCAGGGTAAAGGCCCTGGAAGATGCGGAACTATAAAAAACAATCGGAGGAGAAAAATGAAAACATTGAATTTTAAATCATTAGCAGGGGAAAACTATTGTTTAACTCACCCCCTGTCAAAACCTGGGAATCATGGCAGATATAGGAATTTGCGTGTTACGGGAGTACCTTTAGATACGGACGCTGCTGAAGTCCAAACTTTGGTCAATTCAATGGCATTCCTGGACGTTTTTGAAGTAAAATTTAGGGAACTGGCGCTATGTGGAATCCTGAGAAAATAACATTGGTGATGATGGGCAGTTTTCCCAAGTGGTAATTTAAGATTTTTAAAGGAGAAAAAATTTATGAGAAAATTAATTGAGGATATCGTATATAAAAACTTTAAGTATGGGCTTAGTGAGATGTCCAGGTTGGACAGGGGATCGGAATTGGATAGATACCTTGAGCCTATGAATGATATGGACTGGAAGGAGAGGAAGCAGTGGGCATCCAACTCAAGGCTGAAAGAAATTAAGAGGTTGATAGAACTACTAAGCGATAAACAGCTACTTGATTGCCTGACCGAGCAACATTGCGAACAGTTTAGATAAATAAAAAGGAGTTAACCAGTGGGCGCGGCAAAAAGAAGAGGCACTTTTGAGGAAAGAAAGGCATTAGCGATAAAACGTGATGCAGGGAAAAAGCCTGTTGGGCGGAAGAAAAGAAGGACGTCACCAGCCGGGAATCTTATGGCTACGGTGACAGCACTTAGCACAACAAATTTGAACGATAGGCTTTTCTATTACATAAACCCAAGGAGGAACACATGAAAATAGCAATTATCGGCTCAACTGCATACGCAAAAAAAATGGACGCCCACAGGGTACTACTGAAAAAGGCCGGGCACGAGGTTTTAATCCCCTTTTTTGATGATGATGATCCGGATATCTTGGCAGTATGCATGGGAAACCGGGACAACATCAAGGCGGCAGATAGAATCGATATTTTTTGGGATCAGCGTTCAATCGGTACAATTTTAGATTTCGGCATGGCGTTTGCTCTTGAAAAGCCGATTAAGTTAATTTATGTTGAGAAGAAAACTATCTTGGAAGTCATGCAAAGATATGAGCAAGAGAAAGGAGGAGCATAATGATTTTTTTGATAATTGGTTTATCGGGGCTGGGATTGTTTCTTTTTATGCTGAAGCGGCGGAACACACGAGTATTAGAAGAATGTATCCGGGTACAAAATGTAGTGGATGCCTTAGCGAAAAAAGACATTGCCCGTGATCTTCCCTGGGAATGGCGATATGACAGCTTTGAATCCATGTCATACGACAAAATGCTTTACGAGTTCTGGAAACCTGTTAAATCTTACTTTAAGAACTCTCCTTGTTGCCAGGAATCCCCTGAAATCAATAAAAGAAAGGAGGAGCAACGAAATGACACCGCAAGCAGCTAAACAAGAGGAACCCCAGTGTATTTACCACGGATTTCCCATCACGATTAAGTTTTACTTAGAAAGCGTGGAATACTGGATAGGCCCGAACTACATGGGTCGCTTCACCAAGGAGAGTGAAACCGGAAGAATTTTAATGGAATGGAGGGAAAATGAAGAAAAATAAAAACATGCGCAACGTGCTGGACTCGCAAGAAAAATACCTGAAGTCCTCCCAGCTTTGGCCGAAAAGGATTATGTGGCTAATTATGGGAGCATTGATAGGTGCTGGGGTAATGTTATCGCTATTAATTACCCTACAAGAAGAAACAACCTTTGAGCAGGGCACGCAAGCCCTAAGAATGGCCGGCATTGAACACATAGAGGTAAGGAAAGGGTTATGGGGGCCAGCGCTCTACGACCCCCGTATGGAAGTCCAGAAAGGCCGTTGTTTTGATAGTGTGGAGGATGCGGTTCAAGCGGCACTGGCAGGGGAGCGACCGTCAAAGATGGAAGTGGTGGAAAATAAAAACTAAAAAGGAGAAATACTCATGGACATTAAAAAATTTCAGTACCCAAAACCCAGCTTTTGCACAAAAACAAATCGAAAACTATTGGCCGAGGCTGAAAAGCGAGGGTTTTATAACGGAGATACAGAATATAACAAATTGTTTAATAATTTGTTTTTTAACGGTGGGGAGTTAAAATTTAAGCCTGATTTAGATAAAAAGTTCAAGCAAGCAGCTTTGCCCTACCTAAAATCTTTTATGGCATCATTTGAACCAAAACACGAAGAAAAGGAAGCCATCTCGGCGTTGCTCCTGTCAGAGTTAGTGGTTGTATAAAAACTAAAAAGGAAGCAAAAAATGAAAAGTCTTGCAGAGAAAATACTGTACCTGAATGAAGTTTGCAAAGACTCAATCGTGATTGAAAAATATGTGCTTTGGGAAGTGCATTCTTACCAGGACGGGAGTTTGTTGCGTTTAAAAAACAAGCAGAAGCATAAAGACATAGAAACAGCCATTGATATGGCCGTTGAATTTTGCGAACAAAAACTAAAGGAGGAAAAAAATGTCATTAACACTTGAGCAATTAAAAGAACGGCAGAAGGGTATAGGCGGCAGCGACAGCCCTGTGATTATGGGAGTCAGCCCGTTTAAAAATATTGATAAATTGTATCTGGAAAAACGGGGGTTAGTATATGAAGAAACAGAAACGCCGGTAATGAAAAGGGGGTCCGCCCTTGAACCTCTTGTTGCTGATATGTACCGGGAGGAAACGGGAAGAGAAATAAGCGTAGAAAAGAAGCTTTTACGCCATCCTCAACTTGATTTTCTTATCGGGAATATCGACCGGAAAATTATGGACTTGGAAAAAGGGGAAGGTGTTCTTGAAATTAAATGCCCCGGCCTTCAGGTTTTCGGTAAATGCAAAAGGGAAGGATTGCCGGATTATTATCAAATTCAAAAACAACATTATCTCGCTGTTACTGGCTTGGAATGGGGGGCCTTTGCCGTTTTTAACGCTGAACAGTGGGAGTTAATCCATTTTGATGTTGAGCGAGATGACGAATTGATTGACCTCATTATCGAAAAGGACGCAAAATTTTGGGAGATGGTGAAAGCCGGAACCCCGCCGCCGGAAGAAGAACCGGCTATTGATTTGCCTGCCATTGGCGGAGATTTGGTGCAGGTAACAAGCCCGGAATGGGAGGAGGCGATAACTGATTTTGTGGAAGCCAGGGCGATTAGGCAGGAATGGGAAGAGCTTGAAAAAGTGGCAAAAGGGAAGCTTACGGGAATGATGGAAGCTGAAGGGGCTGGGGTTATAGAAGGGTTTAATTTCCGGGGATATTACAAATATCAAGCCGGACGGACAACTTTTGACAAGAAAAAACTTATCTCTGAACACCCGGAAATTGTTCTAAGCCAGTATGAAAAAAAAGGGAAGCCGTTTAAGGCATTTAGGCCATACATTTTAAAAGGAGGAAGCCATGAATAATGAAGAAATGGGACAATTGGCAGTATTAAAAAAACCTGAGTTTTCTTTGGCGCAATCTGACCCGGCTGCTGTTGCTGCGGCTGAAACGGCGAAAGCCAGGATACAATCAGCTTTTTTGATGGCATTGCACAAGCCCCGGAACGCTGACCAGGCCAGAATCAATATTCTGGAAGCTTGCAAAAGACCTATTTTCGCGGAAAGGGTTGAGTTCAGCAAGCCCGTAGGTGGAAAAAAAATTAAGGGTCCATCCATCCGATTTGCTGAATTAGCAATCAGGGAATGGGGGAATGTTCTCACGGAAACCCAAGTAGTTTTTGAAGATGATTCTTCCAGGAGGGTAAAATTGTTCGTAACTGACTTGGAATCTAACACAAGCCATAGCAAGGAAATTGTTGTTGCTAAAACTATTGAGCGCAAATATCCCCCGAAAGATAGGGAAATTTTCAAAGAAAGAACCAACACGAAAGGGGAAAAGGTTTATATCGTAGAGGCCACAGATGATGAATTGCATAATAAAGAAGCTGCTCTGATTTCAAAGGCGTTGAGAAATGAAGGCTTGCGCCTGATTCCAAGCGATATCATTGACGAAGGGATTATGATTGCAAAAGAGACTTTGGGGAAAAAAGATTCGGAAGACCCGCTTGCTGCCAAAAAAATACTTTTCGATGGTTTTGCCGGGATAGGAATAAAGCCAAAGGATATTGAACAATACCTGAAGCACAAAGCAGAGACTATCAGCCCGGCAGAAATGCAGGATTTGAGGGGAATGTATAGGGCGATTAAAGATGGAGAAGCAAGCTGGAACGATTATATTAACCCGGAAGAAATTGAACAAAAAACTGAGGCTAAAAAGGAAGCACTCAAGGAAAAACTCAAAAAGGGAAAGGAGGCTAAAGCGCAACCGGCCCAAGAAGGGGAGGGGTTGCCTCTTGCCGAGGAACTAATAAAAGCAATTTCAGAAACCACGGCAGACAGACACCTCGACAACTGGTTCGGAAAACACAAGAAAGAAATTGATGCTCGCCCGGAAGCAGAAAAAGCAAAAATCATGGCAGTGTTTGGGGAGAAAAAGGAGAGCTTTAAGGCCCCCCACAAAGAAGAACCTCCCCAAGAGACTGAAAATTCTATCAGCTGCCCCAACAGAAAGGATGCCATGATTAGCAAAACTTTCTGTGAAAAATGCAGCGGGAGAAAAGGTTGCCCGTCTTGGGAAGTAAAAGATGCCGCCAAATATAAAACAATGGCCGAAGGGATTGCACACGAATTTAATGGCGCCACAAAAAAATCTTTCAAGAATCTTCTGGGGAACAACGACAAAAATATTGAGCTACTACTGGAAACAAGTCTTCCATCCTGGCTGATTGTGGAGGATGCGATTAACGCAGCAAGAAACCGGCTGGGGATAGAAGAGGTGAAAAAGGAAGAATTTGAAACGTCTTTAATTTAAAAGGAGGTAAGCATGGAAATTATTGAATTGCAGGTAGAAAATGTAAAAAGAATAAACGCCCTTACTATCAAGCCCACCGAGGCGGTAGTAGAAATTACCGGTAAAAATGAACAAGGGAAAAGTTCAACACTCGATAGCATTCTTTTTGCCCTGGGCGGTAAGGGGAAAATCGGGGATATGCCTCTCAGGAAAGGAAAAGATAAAGGGGAAGTCTTGATAGTTCTGGGGGATAACGGTATCCCAAAATACCGGGTATCCCGAACATTTACAAAGGCGGGCAAAAGTACCTTAAAGGTTGAAAGTGCCGATGGAGCAACTTTTAAATCTCCACAGTCCTTGATTGACTCATTCAAAGAGGACGTAGCTTTCAACCCTGAAGATTTTGCCAATGCGGATGAAACCACCCAAAGGAGAATGCTTTTCAGCGTTTCCGAAGTCAATCTTGATACGGAAAAATTAAAAAGTTTGTCCGGGGTTACTGCTACCGGGGATGATCCCCTTGCCATAATCCAGAACACCTACAGGGTAGTTTATAACAACAGAACTCTTGCCGGCCATAGCCTGAAAAATGCGAAAAGTCTTGTTGAATCATCCCCGGAAGTAAAAAAAATTGCCCCCGTTAGTTCTGCGGAACTTTTGAAGGAAAGGAAAGAGATTGAGGAAAGAATTTGGGAGGTAGCCGAGCAAAAAGAACACCTTGTTGACTTAAGGAACTCTGAAGCAGAGGGAAAAGAAGAGGCAACTGCTTTAAGGCAAAAGATTGAAGCATTGGAAAAAGAATTAGGGGAAAATGAAGCGAACCAAGTTCCTTTGGCTGAAAAGGTTAAAGCCCAAGAGAAAAAAATAGCAGCTTACCCCAAATATTCGCTCGCCGAAATAGACGAAAAAATCAATAACGCCGATGCCGTCAACCAGCAAGCCAGAGATTATGAAACCCGGCAGGCAAAGGTTGCTGAGTTGGCAAAACAGCAAAAGGCATGGGATGCCTATACTGAAAAACTCATGGGTATCAAAGACTATGAGCAAGAAGTTATTGCTTCCGCAAAATTCCCTATTCCAAAGCTGGGATTTGATGAAAGCGGAGTTACACTGGAGGGCATCCCTCTGAATCAAAGAGGGGAATCAAAAAAGATTCTGTTGGGAATGACTATTTTGTCAGCCCTTAATCCTAAATTAAGAATAATCTTAATCCGGGCCGGGAATGATTTTGACTCGGAAACGAAAACTAAAATATTCGCATGGGCAAGACAAAACAATTTTCAGGTCTGGATTGAGCGGGTAGCAGATAAAAAAGAAGGAGTTTGTTTTTATATTGAAGATGGGGCGGTGTCCTCGTAAATAGAAAGGAGTTAATCGGATGTTACACGAAAACATACCCTTTCCTGAATGCTCTAATATTTGCAATGTGGTAAAGTATTTTGGAGTCTGTGAATGCGAATCAATTTGTCCTGCCAAGTTCGACGAAAATGGCGACCCTATTGACAAAATTGATTAAACTTTTTTAAGAATTGACCCCGCCTGCCGGCTGGCGGTAATAGCCGGTTTTTCTCCCTCCTGTTTTGCGGGTTTCCAGGAGCTAAGAACCAAATCCGCGAAAACTTTTTTAGTAATCTTATATAAAAGGAGCTTTAAAATGGGTGAAAAGAAAAGACCAGAAAATTGCACTGAAGAACATCTCAAATATTTGGATGACCTCAGAGATAGTGGCATTACCAATATGCTTGGGGCAAGACCATATTTATTGAAGGCATTCCCCGAATTATCCAAGAAAGATGCTTTAGATATTTTAAATTATTGGATGGATTCTTTCTCCGAAAGACATCCAGCATAACCAAACTAATTTTTTAAAACTTAGAAAACAAATTGAGAAAGGGGTATAATACTATGACTGTTGCAGAACAAAGAGAAGCTATTTACATTGCAGAAAGAGAAATCGAGACAGCACTGGACAAATTGAGAAAAACTGCACGGATAAATGCAGACGAGATTAAAATCCAGGCACTCCTTGATGATAACATGGATGAAATACCAGTGATTAAAGTTAATGTCATTCTTTCCAAAATAACGCCTTCTGCCTTAACCCCCGGCAAGAAAGGATAACCAAATGGAATGGCTAAGTATTGAAAAAGATGGACCCCCGAAAACAAACCGGAGAGTATTAACATATTCTGAATGCTATGCTGGCAAACCAGAATTGGCTTTTAGGATTATTGATGGGCAATTTGTTCGTATTTGCCCAGAGGTTACACTTTATTTTTATTTACAGGAACCGGGGAGGCTACAACAAGAAAGGAAACCAAAATGATAATAGAACTTTGCCGAACAGGAATAGAAATCTTGCCTGAAAATGAGCAGGATGTATGTTATATCAATGATACTTTAGGACTCACAAAACCAGGGGATTCACTGGAAATTATTAGGTATCACAACAATTTTATGGGGATAAAGCAGGAGGAAGAAAAACCGGGCCTTAAAAAATGCAGTGAAAGTTACGGGCTATGTTTGGGCGTTAGGATAGATAACTAAGCAAGGCAACAAGAAAGGATAATTGCGAAATGAATGAAAAAATGTCGCTATCAGAAGATTTACAATATTGGCGCATCGAAAGACCGGATGAATGGATAATGGATAGATTTATTCGTAAGGCAAAAAAACTTGAGTTACTGGTTAAGCAACAACAGAGAATAATAGAAAGGAAATCAAAATGATCTCCGATAAAGAAATTTTAAAAGTTTTAAAAGATGGCCGAATAATCATTGAACCTTTTCAACAAATAAACCTTGGTACCAATAGTTACGATGTGACTTTAGGGTCAAACACTTATGTGCCCAATAATTCAGTGCGTATAGTAGATTTATGGAGTAAGGAAGATTGCACTGATTTTTGGACGTATAAAAAATCAGAATCAGTTGTTACAGTATTTCCCGGAGAAACTATTTTAGGACATACTCAGGAAATTGTGGGTTGTTTGAGAGATTATACAACTCAAATGTTTGCCCGTTCTTCTATTGCCAGATGTGGTGTATCCGTTTGCAAATGTGCTGGACTCGGTGATGTTGGATTCGTTAATCATTGGACAATGGAAATAACAAATCATTTATCTGTTCCAGTATCTTTAAGAGTAGGGATGAGGATAGCACAAATTACTTTTGAATTTGTTGGACCAACAAAAAATATTTATATGGGTAAATACAAATCGGATTGCCAAAATTGGGAACCAAGTGATATGCTTCCTAAATTGTGGTTAGATAGAGAACTTTCTTTATAAAAGGAAACTAAAAATGACAACCTACAGAAAAATAGCTAAAGCATGGGAAAACTTTGAGTTGAACAGGTATCTTGACAGGATAGACAGGGAAGAAGCAGAGGAGGAAATGGAGGACTATGAAGACGAATATGAGGATTAAATCCGGTATGTTTCTGAAAAAACTCCGTGATATTTTTATGGAGCCGATATCAGAAGGTGAATTGTGGACCCGGCATGGAGTAGCCACAAAGACGATATTCCTGGAAGAGGAAAAGAGGCGGGCATTTCTGGCAAGGGAGAGGGGGGCGGTCTCGGAATATGAAACTTACCGGGAGTGGAAAAAGAGTTTGGTAAAAACATTATAAAGAAAGGAACCCATGACGCAGAACGAATTATATGAGTATATAAAAAATAAAAAGTATCTTTGCCATCTCTGCCAAAATTTGAGAAAAGAGGTAATTTTATACGGACTGGAAGCGATTAAAAATTACAAGGGTATGGCTTGCAAGGGCATAGAGGATATGCAAATTAAGTTTTCAGAGGTGACGGATAATCCTTGAATTTATTTTAATAAAGGAGATTAAGCTATAAAACTTGAAGAAGCAGAAAAAGTGTTAGGTTCTATAATACAAGATAATGGTAATCTGGATTCCCTGGAATGGCATTTTAGCTGGGCATTCGGGGATGAGGAAGCAAATCTTGATGGTCCTTTTACAGCAGAAGTGTTAGAAGCAATCGCCTGTTGGATGAAAAGTAAAACAGGGAGTTAATGCCCCGCTTGGAAGAGTGGGGGCGTTAATATTATCTATTAGGAGGTAATTATGAAAGAAAATACGGGTGAGATTTTACAAAGATTATACGATTCAGAAATACACTTAAGAATTGGTTGGATGTGGGACGGTGGTCTCGAATATTCAGTGGGGTCAACAAGTAACGATATTTGGGATTCAAATTTTAATAAAGCTGAGATTGTTTACACCGGCAAAGCAAATTTGGCAGACGGAATCGAAGAAATGGCGAATGCTATTGCTGCCGAATATCCTAAGTCGGCGTTTGCTGAGTGGTGGAACGAATAATAGAACCTAGGAGAAAGGAGATTAAACATGGCGGACAAAGAAATAATTGAAACTTTAGTGCTGATAATGGAAAAAATGGAAGAGGGTGTAAAGAATTTTGACAGGCGTCCCTTCGACAGGGATGCCGTTGCTGAAGGTTTAGGGGGCCTTGGAGCAGCTATATCCGCATTGGCTCTTATCATAATCTCAAGGATAGAGAAAGGAGACCCAAATGCAAAATTGGCTTGAAAAACACCATAAAGCTGGTGATAAATTATTTCGTATCCCCCTCCATTTACGTGAATTAGCACAAGCTTTTTCAATAGTCGGGAATGATGTTGTCGGAGAAAAGCTTCATGAAATTGCTGATATAATTGAAAAAAGCAGGGAAGAAATGAACCAAGCGGTAGGACAGTCAATTAATGAGGCGATTGAAAATTCACAGAAAACTACTGCTGTGATGTTTGAATCTGTATTGAAGAAGGAGCTAAACCAATGAATCTAATCCCAAGAATTACCTTGTTTTGCCTCAGTCTTTTTATAGCTTCCTGGTTTATTCTGGGGTGCGCTACTATCCCCCCCAGAGTTTATGAACTGGATGACATTAATCTTACTGTTGTTGTTTCCGATAGCCCCGGATATCTCAAGAAATGCTGCGGAAGCGCGCCGGGTTGCCGGGTCCAGGGTTGCTGGGATTCCCGGAATAGAGTTCTATACACGAAGCCCGATTTTGAAACTTTCCTCCATGAGCTACGACATGCGGGGGGAGAACATCATTATGGGAAATTGAATTTTAATGATTAAAAATTAAGGAGATTTAAAATGGCGTTAGAAAATGTTGAAGTTCCACTTTATATTTTGCCAGTGTCAGACGAAAAACGTAGATTAATCGTCAATGAACTTGCGGGACGAATCCAGCTAACCATTGAAAGAGAGGGCAAGGAAGAAATAACCATCGCATTTTTTTTTGATAATCTTGAGTTGGCGTGGAATGCGGTAAAGCGTTCTTAATTTTGTTGATTAAAAAGTAAAAAAATGCTTGACATTCTGTAATTAACTGTTATAATTATGTTTATTTACAGAAAGGAAATCCAATGGAAACGAAAGAGTTAATCTCGCACTACCAGGCCGCTAAAATATTAGAAGTCAGCCCTCCTACAGTTTACCGCTTAACTGATAGGCGAATCCTCAAGCTTTACCCTGTGGGAAAGGGGAATTTTTTGGATAAAAAAGAAGTTGAAGCGTATAAAAATGCAAAAAGCTAATCCAATCCCCTGGTTTTCTAAAATAACAACGGATGAGTATAATGAAGCATTCCAGTTTTTACAACAGGCAGATGGCCTGTATTGGAAAGTTCTTATGGCTGCACAAGCAAGAGCAAGCAGGAAAAATAATAAATTAACCGGATTAGATGAATGTGAGTTTTATCTTTCCCAAACGGAAACGAGGTCTTTTGGGTTGGAAGATTCTCAACACGGGAAACTGTATCGGGTGATAAAACACTTGGTAAAATTAAATTTCTTGTCAAAAGTAGGTAACAAAACAGGTAGCAAAAATGCTGCCGTATATCGTTTGAATAAAGGCTTTATGGGGCTTTTAGATTTTCAAATAGGTAGCGAAACAGATATCAAACAGGTAGCAGGCAGGTATCAAACAGGTAGCAGGCAGGTAGAAAATAAGAATGTATTAGAGTGCAAAAGAGTGAATAAGAATGATCAGACAAAAGAAAAAAAAGAAATTAAAAAAGAAAAAGAAATTTTAATTTTACCAGATTTTTTAGATGAAAAACTTTGGAATGATTTTATAAATTTTCGTATCAGTATAAAAGCTAAGATGACTCATAAAGCCAAAGAACTTGCCATTAAAAAATTAACCGGTTTTCATGAGCAAGGTGAAAACATCTCCGGCATAATAGAGCAAAGCATAATGAACGGGTATAAGGGACTTTTCTTAGTAAATAAAGGAAATAACAATGGACGAAATTCAAGCAGCGCAGGATCGACTAGAGAAGAAGCGGGGAAAGCTCAAAGTGATGACGAACCCTACCCCGCACCTGAAGTCTTCCCAGCCGATGAAGGTTATTCTTGATCCTATTATGGGTGAAACTTGTCACCACCATGTCCCTATCGCGATAGAATGTGGCAAGTGTAAGAGGGAGGAAGCGATTCTTAAATTACCAGAGGATCACCCGGTTTGTATCCACGGGGAACCTGAAGGACTTTGCGCTACCTGCGATGCACTGGCAAAACAGGCAGAGATGGAGGAAAGGGATAGAGGGGAAATTGAAAGACAAACAAAATTAGAACTTGCCCGGATAGCGGGGCTTAAAGAAAATCCGGAAACAAAATTAAGAGAATGCGGAATCCCTAAAAAATACCTCTTTTCTTCTTTTGAAAACTTCGCCGGCAATAATAAATTAATCGAAGGGTGCAAGGAATACCAGTCTGAAGGGTTAGTTTTAACCGGCAAAACAGGTGGAGGCAAAACGCACCTGGCAGTGGCAATTTTAAGGGACATGGTTAGAAATGACAAAATTACCGAAGCCGGATTCATAACGATCCCGGATTTGCTGATGAAAATCAGAGCATCTTTTAAGGATGATGCACAGGAAACAGAAGAAGAAATTGTTGACTTTTACTCTAAGGTTCCTTTCCTGATCTTAGACGACCTGGGGAGTGAAAAAACTACAGATTTTGCTATTACTACCCTGTATATCATTATTGATCGCCGTGACAGGGAACTACTCTCAACTATCATTACCACGAATTTAAGTTTGCTGGACATTGAAAAAAAACTGGACGCTCGGATCGCCTCAAGATTGGCGGGGATGAAAAATATCAAAGTTGATATGGCGGATTACCGGAAAATTAAGAAAGCAGTTGGAGCAAAAGGGTAAGAGAATCTAAGGAAGAGGGAGTAGAAACAAATTGAGCATAAAAGATACATATCGTGTACAGAGTATAAAAAAGGAAGAATGCAAAGAATGGTTCTTGCATAAACATTATGCCCATCGTATGGCAAATATTATTTATGCTTTTGGTTTGTATTGTAGTAACGTCCTTTGTGGGGTGTGCTCTTTTGGCCCGGCTCCAAATATAAACACAAACAATATCGTTGGTGACGTGAAGGTTTATGAACTGAATAGGCTTGTAATAAACCAGGATACGCCCAAGAACACATTGTCATTTTTTGTTTCAAAAGCATTGATTTCGCTTCCTACACCAACCTGTATAATTTCATACGCAGACACGGGAAGAGGGCATCACGGGTACATTTATCAAGCAACGAATTGGATATATACTGGAGAAAGTTCCCCAGGGGGTGCCACCGAATTTGAAAAAGATGGAATAATTTATCACGCACGAAATCTTTATGGTGAAAATTATGATAAAAATAAATTTATGTTTACGCCAATTCCAAGAAGCCCAAAACACAGATATTTTTACTTTTTAGGTAGCAAAAAACAGAAAAAAGAAATGTTGTCTAAGCTACCTTTCGCCGTGTTGCCATATCCGAAAGGCGATAATAAACGATATGACGCAAGTTATGAGGTTAGGACTCAACTATCTTTGTTGTAGTCCTAACCTCATAACAAAAGGTTATCAGGAGTCCCTTTATGACTGAAAACGAGTTTGACAGATGCTTCGAAAAATTATGCAAACGTTGGGGTAAGAAATTCAATGAAGGCCAAGCGGAAATTTACTAATGGCAGAAACAGCAAAAGTAATCCTACTTAAAGGGAATCAAGGGGCTTAGGCTACCATAACAAATCGTCAAAGCGGACGGGGGAAGATTCCACCGCTTAACTTAATATTATAAAAATATGATAGAAAAATTATACATAAAACAAAGGCTGGTTTTAGACGATTTGGTTTTAGATATTGGCGATATTGTCGATGGAATAAAAGTTAGACCAGACACATATAAGGTTTTTGTAAGAAATGGTTGGTGGGCAGTCCCATCAAATTATTTTTTATAACAAGCTCAGGAGGTAAAAAATGCACTACAAAGAAACACAATACGGATTTGAATGGGGAGACGCAAAAGTTACCCGGATAGCCTCAGATGAAAAAAATAAGTGGGTAATGTTGGGTATTAAATCATCAAAATATTCAAAACATGGTCTCCAGATTTACGTGACGAAAACTGGGAAAATAAGAATCCACTCAAATGGGGTAGAGTGGTTTCCTTGTGAGAAGAAGCGGACGGGGAAGGGCTCTGTTGGGTAGTTTAAACATTATGCCACTTTGCGCGGGGTGTCGTGAAAAGTCGGTCACAAGCGGGTCGCACCCGATCATGAGGGGGATGACGTCCTTCCGCCCCGTCCAAAGTGGCATAACAAGCAAGCTCGTTTTGATGATTAACCACTATAAGGAGGAATTATGAAAATTATCGAAATTACAAGAACGGTTTCAGGTCTTAACTATGACAATATATCTGCAAAAGCCACCCTGGAGGATGGGGATGATTTTACCCAAAAGGCCATTGAGCTTGAAATTATGTTACAAAAAGCCCTACAAGAAATTAGCAATAGACAAATTGCCGCAAGCCAGGCGGCAAGGGAAAAGGATAACACGGTATCGTTGCTCCAAGATGCGTTAGATTATGCCAAACAAAACGACATACCTTTTTAAAAATATCTCCCAAGTATTAACAATTAAGGATTATAAAGGAGAAATTATGGATATCAACGAACGAGTAAAATGTGCAGAAAAATTTCCTTGGGGTAAACCTTTGGAGTGGTTTGAAATTGGTCCATATACCATTTTGAAATTTAATCCTCGTATAGTTGAAAATGGGTGCGCATCCACCAAAAGTCATATTAGTAAAGAGGTATCCTATCACGGATGGATAGACGGCAAGGATTCCAATGAATCATGGCCTACACCCGAAACTTGTATTGCGGGTTTAATTGGCCGGAAATGGGCGGGGGATAATAACGGGGGTGTCGGGTATTATTTTTGCAGAATGGTTGAAGCACCTCCTTATAACAAATAGTGTATAGCACTGACAACAAATGGCCTATCCTGTGGCCTACAGGGGGTCAAATTTGGTATCAAAAGAAAGAAGGGTAGGGTTACACCTATTAATAACTTTAGGAGGCTAAAAAATGACTTGTTGCGAAAGGGCGATAACCACATATATTATTAAAGAGTCTTTATTGATTCGAGGTATGGATAAGAATGTAAATTCTATTGTAGAACAAATGATCGATGGTGCTGGCATCAGCATGAATAACCCGGAAGATATGGCTATTATTAAAGAGATAGGGGCAGAAGCAATGAAGTTAATGGAAGATTTAAATAGATAACCAACGGTTGGCTTGACCGGGGAACCCCAAGGCGAATTTCGCAGTGTGGGGGTACGAAAAGAGCTTGATCGTGTGAGTTGTTTTGGCAAGTTAGCTTAAATCATTAGGAGGTTTAAAAAATGGAACAGGCGGTGCAAAGAATAAGAAAGTTGGTCAGAACTCATAAGGGAAGAAAGCCGACAGTAGAGAAAAACACTTTTGACCAGGGGGTTGATGCTGGGCTAATACTGGCACGGCAGGCTCTTTTAACTGCAAAATTCGCCTCCAAACAAGGCGTTGAAGCTGACGGGTCTCAAGCATGGGAATATTGTAAAAACTTTATTTCAAGTATTTTGTCATATTTTCGTAAGGTGTGCGGGCGAAAGTTGCCTACAGCTTAACTAAGACGTTATGAATAATCAAACGGGAGGAGGGTTGTTGAGATGACAAAAAAGAAAGTCTGGCGGTACTACTGCGAATATTGCAAGAAGGCAAATTGCTCCGGTGGGTCAATAGCAAAGCATGAAAAACATTGCACTATGAACCCAAATAGAAAATGCCGAATGTGTGCAATGTTTGATAATCCAACTACCTCAATAGATAAAATGCTGGCTATTTTGCCAGACCCAAATGCTTCTTACGAAAGACCAAGTGAGAATGAATGGATGAGCTTCGATGGCCTAGGTGCAGCAGTTGAAAAAGTAATGCCTAAGCTACGGGAAATAACTGGTGGGTGCCCTGCTTGTATTTTGGCAGCTTTACGGCAAAAAGGTATTCCTGTTAGAGCTATTTATTCGTTTAACTTCAAGCAAGAAGTGAACGATTGGTGGAGTTCATTTAATCAAGACCAGATGTAGAGAGATCATGCCGCTTTTCAATATGGCTAATCAGCATCAAGCGTTATCGCTACATTATCTACCCAAAAAAGGAGAAAACCATGAGAACTTTTAAACACTTTCCAAAAGACGAAATATGCCTTCTGTGTGGCACAAATGAGGATAAAGAATGTATTTTGATCCCCATTGACAGGACAAGTGATGGTAGTATTTGCGAAGCTATCCCGGTTCATGCCGAATGCGCAAGAAAAGGTGATTTGCGTTATAATAGTGGCGCAAATATTTTTTATAAGGTGGGCGTACCATGCAAGGAAAGGGTGGCAGAAATAGCTGAATTAAACAGGAAGAACCAAAAGAATAAAGCCCGGATACACAAAATTAATTCTGAATTGGGGAAGAAAAGCAGTGTTAATAAAAAAAGGAGGGTATCATGAAAACAACATTAGGTGAAGCAAGAGGCGGGGAAAAGTTAAAAGAAATACTGTTGGAGAGCGAAAATGCCAAGGAATATTCCATAGATTTAATCAGCAAAATAAGTCCTGTCCCCACAGACATTATCCAGAAATATTTTACCAATGAAATGCGCAGATATGGCAGGACACCGTTTTGTACCCGCCTGTGGAAACTGTGCTACATGATATCCAAGTCCCCCGGATTGCCGATAACGGAGATTACCAGGACTTTCGCCGACAGTATTGGCATTTCGGAACATACAATAAAAAAATTCCGGTTGCGCTGGGGAATCAAGAATCACTCAAGGAAGAAAAAAGTAGAAGTAGAGCCGAAAGAAATAGTAGAGCCGGATGTAAAAGCTCCTCCTGAAGAGCAAGAAGAACCTGTTTCCTTTTACGCCGCTGTTGCTGACGCACTGGTTATCTTTGCTGAATATTTTAGAGGTAAGAAATAGGAGGGAACTACCATGGACGAAAAAACAAAAAGCAATAGTCTTAATTTGTTGGCTGATTTTTGTGGTGGGAGGTTTGACAGACCATTCAGCGAGGGTAAATACACTTACGCCACTGATGGCATAGTGATTGTTCGGTTGCCGGCCATAGGGATTGCCGAACCACTTGACAGCTTTACCGGCGTATCAAACCAATTGTTTGAACAAAAAGGAAAGCTTGTGTCTCTTCCTAAATTGCCTAAAGAGACAAAAAACACTTGTGGTATTTGTGGAGGGCGGGGGAAGGTTACAAAATGCCCAGATTGCGATGGTAACGGAAAGATTTATTATAGTACAAACAATCATGAATACGAATGGGACTGCAAAGAATGTGATTCTATGGGGTATCTCCCCGGTGAAGTAAAAATTTGTTCTGAATGTAACGGAACAGGGAAGGTAATCGACAACTTTCACAAAATTATCACTATTAACGGCCACAAACTGCAATTAGGCTATTTAAGAAAATTGTCAAAATTGCCTGGGATTAAAATAGCTGCTCACCCTGTTGAATATCGGCACTATTTTAAATTTGATGGTGGAGATGGCATTTTAATGGGGATGAGATAAGGAGGAACCAATGGCGAAACAATTAAATCACAGTCTAAATACCACTTGGGTTGATACGGTTGAAGTTGGAAAAAGGAATGATGACCTCGTTTTTATCCGGTTTTTAACAAATTTACCGGAAGGGGTATTTGAACAAATGAGGATAATAACGGGGGAAGAGAGGTTAAGGGACTTTGTGGACAAATTTTGTGATGTTTTGGATTATTACCCTAGGGAGAAAGAAAAATAAAGGAGGGGTCTGTTGGAAAAAATTATAAAAATCAAGCAAGGCCGGAAGAATAAGTATCAATACCAAAGCATCATTTATGACTCCAAAGAGGAAATCTGGTTTTTGTGGTATCTGGAAGAGCTACGGGAAGCAGGATTTACCGGAGCAATATTTTATCACCCTCCACCACGGGTTTTAAGCTCTCCTGTTTCTTATTCCTGGAATAAGCAACTCAAAACAAAAAAGAAGTTAATGCAGTCTCAGTTATTGCCGGGATGTTCATACACCCCTGATTTTTGGTGGACATGGGAAGACAAAGCTGAAGGTATTTTTTTTGAAAACATTGAGAGCAGGAACAAACTTCAGCCATTCTTCTGGTCTCAGTATGATTGTTCTCACGTGGACATAAAAGGGACCCATTCAATTTATAAAGATTCACGAGAATTTGAAGCTAAGCGAAAATGGGTGTGGTATATATACAACATATATGTTCAAAAAGTAATCCCAGAGAATTTGTTTAAAACTACTTTCACCCCGGAAAGATTTTTAGTCTGTGATGCCTTGCTTACTCGGAAAAGGGTAATTAAATTTGAGGTTAGGGAGTTGGGGGAATTTTTGGATGGAGTAAAAGAACGTTACTCGAAAGGAGGAAATAATGGCAATACACTATGATCTTATCAAAGTAGGCGATAAAGTTCAGCAAGTTGGTTTTTTACCAGCTATGTCTTGTCTGGAAAAAGATAAAGTTTATACTGTGATAGAAACAGATGGCCACCAGACACTACCAGATCTTTTACTGGAGGGCATAAAAGATATAATGTCATGCACGAACTTTAAACGACTATACCCAGTTACTTCATTCTTGGAGGAATAATTATGGCACATCCAATAAATGATTTATTGAACCGTAAATGGGGAGTTAAAGCGATACCATGTTCCAAGGAATGTGAATATTTTAAGTTTCCGCATCTCGAGAGGGCCTGTGTGCTTTCAGATGTATTCTCAGTATTACAAGGAGAACCTTGTGGCGAATTTAAGCCCAAAAAAGGACAACCAAAAAATGTACCGGATGAAAATAGCGGGTAATTTTGGCAATACACATACAGCACAGAGGAGGTCCAATTATGAGTAAGTTTAAAATATCAGTAATTGATTTTATCCCCGAAACCGGAAGGCATCCTATTGGTGAGGTCGATTCAAACGGTGAAGCCATCACGGTTGGTGATATCGTTACCCTGAATGGTGAAAAACATATGGTCGCTTATCGGTACGGTGACTTTGTACTCAAACAGCCGATGACCATGCACACCCTTGGTATTTCAGATTGGTCTAAAACAACGAAACTAAACGAAATATGGTCAACGCCAGACAATATAGCATGTGGCGATATATCGGAAGCTTTTTATAATAGGGTTAAGCATTTGTGTGTATAACCAGTAATTCCAGCCTTCCCAAACCACGGGCGGCTGATTTAACCATTAGGAGGAAAATATAATGAAGACTCCGAGACAACAACTGGATAAATTAGCACGATATTTGATCAATAATCATGGTGATATTGTCTGTGTTGACGATTTATCAAACGAAGAGGCCGTAGATGAAGCGATCCGAGTAATGGAAGCTTTAACTGCCTTAAATATGAAATGGATCAGCGTAAAAGACGAATTGCCTGACAAATCAGATGATGTTTTACTGTGGAATGGAGCAGAAAGAGAAATATATCTCTGCTAACGAAAGAACACTTTGAAGCACATTATAAAGACATTACCCATTGGATGATATTACCAGAACCGCCGTCCTTATAACCAAAAAACTTACCCGGCTAAAAAAAGAGCGGGTGATTTTGCAGTTTATGCCATAGGAGGAAATTATGAGGCATCAAGATAAAATCAACTGGATGATTCAGTGGGCGCACAAAAATAAGTTGCGTCTTGAGCTTGAAGGTGAGTGTGGGTTTGGACGTGAATGTGTCGGAGTTGTCGCAGATACGGTTGGATACCCGGATTATGAGTGGTCGGACGACAAAACATGGGAACGCCTCGATGAGAATGGAGAGGTTTGGACACCAGAAGACGCTTACCACAAACACCCCTGCGTTGCGGTTCTTGGCCGTGGGGTTGATGTGGAGGGGCAGCTTTACGATTGGCTCAAGTGGTTCGAAGCTAATAACTTCGTGGTCGAAACCGGGCAAACCAAAAAGAAGAACCTTAATTCAATACATATTATGCTTGGAAAACACAGATATGCCAGAATGGTTAAACAGGCATAACAAATCATTCCATCCGACCGAAAAGCACGGCGGCTGATTTAACCATTATGCGCCAGAAAGAGAAAGATGCTTGCCAGCAACCCCACTGTGCAGGGGAGACCATGACCTTTACCGAACCGGATGGCGCCGGTAGATGATGAATATCGCAAAGTAAAGGTGGGCGTTTGAAGCCCTTAAAATCGGGTGCAGTGGCGCATAGCTAACAAATAATAGCTTTTTATTAAAGAAAGGAGCCTACCATGTTAAACTACATCAAAAAAGTTTTCCTGTTATTTTTATTAATTATGTTTTCTGCCGGGGATTGGATAAAAGAACTTTTTATGCCTCGGGAAGACAAGAAAAGTCAGAGTGCTTTTTCTCCGGGGATGGTGGTTAAAATAGGGGTAGGCATTTTATTGGGGGCGCTTATGTATGGGGTGAGTTGCCTCTCTTACTTGTTTTGGAAAATGATATTTTTAATAGGAGGGTAAAATGGATTTAGAGTATGCCCGGCACATTTCAAGAAGCGGGATGGAAACAGCGGCTTTTGTAGCAGAAAGCAACAAAATTGAGGGAATTTTAAGGGATCCTACCATGGAAGAAATCAAAGAACATGATCGTTTTATCAGCCTTCGAGTTATTAAATTGGGAGACTTAAAGAAATTTGTAAAAATTTGCCAACCCGGCGCTGTCCTTCGAGACAAGTTTGGGATGAATGTGCGTGTCGGTAATTACACTCCCCCAGCAGGGAATCCCAACATGGGCAAACTTGTATCAAAGTTGCTCAGTACCGCAGGGCTTAAAACTCCCTTTGAATTGCATAATGAGTACGAAACACTGCATCCCTTCACGGACGGAAACGGGAGAAGCGGCAGGGCTTTGTGGGCATGGAGGATGATGAGAACCGAAGGCAATTATAGCCTTGGGTTTCTGCATTCGTTTTATTATCAAGCTTTGGAGGCATGGAGGAAATAGGTTAAAGCCGTGCCGGTAGTTAAAAACTTTATCTGGGAGAAGAATAAAATGGATGCTCAGGACAGAATAGCACAAGTAAAAGGGTTGGCAAAAAGTGACAAGGAAGCAATTACCATGTTGCTGTCTTCCTGCGCTGATATGGGAAGCGCAAATGGGGTATTGTTAAGCGTCTCCAAGTTTGATGAAGCCGCAGAACTTATCCTTGGTTATTTTTCACAAAGCCACATAATACCCAATATAGGCGACGGTGCCAAAGAGCCTTTGGATTGTAAAGGGATAGAGATAGGTGGAAACACAATTGCCGGGAAGATTGTACCCCGTACCTGATTTAACCATTAATTTTTTACAAAAAGGAGAACTCCATGAACATCGCTCGAAAATATACTGTTTACCGACAAAATATTATAGATTACCACCTTACCGATGAGGGTCAGCTACATTACCGGGACCGGGTAGACGTCACCCCCGGCCATGCAAGATTAGCGGACGCTACAGCATGGACGGCAATGCTGCTTTCCTCTGAGGTTATGAGATATGCAAGACAGCCGGGTCAAGAAGGCTTGAAAATAATAAATAAACTGTTTTCCTACTTTGAGCTATATCCCAAAATTTTCGGAATGCCGCTGTTAGGGCGTTGTATCCATGTAAGACAAAATGGGGAGTGGCCGGCAGGGGCAAGAAAAGACCGGAAATATTTTGAGGGTAAGGGGGAATATGCAAAATATGTGATAGCGGCAGATGTAAGCCCGGACCAATATAGCTATTTTATGCAGGCAATGGCGCTGGTTTATTGCTATATTCCTTCTTTAAGAAGCCGGGTAGTTCATCTGGTTATCCCGATGCTGGAAAAAATTGAGCGAGACGGGTTTAATATTTTTGATTTTGACGGGGAGCAGACAAAACACGGGGATTTGCGCACGTGGTTCGGTCCTGTGCCTATTACCTTCTATGCGTACTTAAAGTATGCTTTTTATTATTTCGGCAACATCATAGCACCCGGTAAATTTGAGCATACCCTTAAAAAATGGCGCTGGCATGGCTACAATTATCTGCTCGCGCGCCCCCGGTTAGGCGGCAGAATGTCAAAGGAGAGCAACGTGATTTATCTGATTACAAATATGTTCACCCTTTGGCTGTGCGCTTACAAAACAAATGATGTGAAGCTGTTAACACAAATAGAGAAAGGAGCACGTTTTGCATGGAGCAGAATTGGACGCCGTGGGAATGCCCCGGTTAATTTTATTCTTGGCCACATTGGTCTTACTGGTGATACTCAACAGGAAGCATTTAAGCAAGGAGTTCAAACACTGGTGGACTTCCCGGAAAATAAAAGATGGTACGAAAATGTGATAGACGAGAAGGAAAGGAGGGAGGTAGTACCGATAGGCAAGCGGAAAAAGAATACCGTGTACTGGAAGGGGGATCACTATCTTGAGGAAATCCGGGCGGACAATAAGCTGTGCAGAAAAGAAAAGGAATATACCGGAGTTGACTTTCTGTATGCAGTGGAGTTGGAGAAGGCGTTGGGGGAAGGAAGATATAAAATCTAATATACTTGGAGACCCAAGAATGAACAAAAATCCCTACGGTGACATTTTGCTTGAATTATAATCCGGGTTATAGGAGCATGACTGTAGAATTGAGGAAGGAATTGCCGAGCCATATGGGTTCACCAACCAGCATTTCCATGCCTGTCTAAAAATTTTCATGGATGCTTTTCTCTGGAAAATATTGGAAAATATGAAAGACGAAAAAGACAATGGGAAAAAAGCGGACGTAGTTCAAAAAGCGGGGGAAGCATTGAGAAAAATTATCCTTGAATTTACGGGGATTGATCCTCATGAGCTTCATAAAAGTTAAATTAATTATAGTTTTTAAAGGAGACTCAAATGGAAGAACAAGGCCTTTTCCATGCAAGTATTAATATACCAAAAGCATCAAAATGGAAATGTTATATGTTCGGCAATACCCCAGAAACAAATAATGGTATTTGCTATTTTCCTGTTGAGGGGCAAGTGCCAAATATTTTTGTTAGATTTATGATGAAAATATGTTTTGCTTGTACGTGGGTTAAAACTGAATAATAAAAAACTATCTGGCTTAACCGTTATCTTCCAAGGAGTACCCAAATGATGTTTTTAGATAGGTTTGATTCAGTCTCAGAGTTGCGAGGCAAAAATAGGACTTACGAAAACATAAAGAAGGCTGTTCTGAAAGCAGGCAGATTCTCGGTTTTCGATGTTAAGACAAAAGAGGACAAAATATTATTCACACGCCTTTGTAATGATCCTGATCTTGAAATTTACAAAAAGGAATACCCATGGACGTATGTGAGAAGCCGAAACAATATCCCCATTTCAAGTAAGCTGTATTTAGAAGGAAAAGCGATTAAGTGGTGTGCCGATAACGATAGGACTTCAAGCCCGTTCAATGTTATCTCTGCGTTGTGCGCTATGGGGTGGATAAAGGAGGAGGTTCGCCAATATCAATTATTAGTTGGTAAATGGAAAGCACAAGCTGATAAAACGGCTGACGAACGGGAACAAATGTGGTTATACGCTTGTGCGTCAGATTTGGAATCATTAATTAGACAGTCCCACTAACAATCGCATCCACACAGATGCCATACTACCGGCGCGGGTGATGCAAAATTTTATGCCCTTTGGGCAAAAGGAGAATAAATATGTCAAGCACATTAAATCCAAGCGAAGCTGTTTATGGTTTTGCAGCATGGTTAACGACCCGGAGTGAAAAAACGGTAATGTCTGCCTCGAATGATGCAGCACCAATTGCTGACCTTGTAAAGCAATTTTGTGAAACAAACTCTTTGCCGGAGATATCGGAACATTGGCCAGATAATTTAATACATCCAACTGGTGAAGTGGCAGTGCCGGAAATTGTGCATAACCAATAAATGCACTGGACGGCAAACAGCCGCCGCCCGTGATTAAAGACGATAACGCTTGGAGGTAAAACAATGTGCGGAATGCCAACGGAAGATGAAATATTAAAACTCCAAAAAGAAGGGCATACTTTTCATTGTGCTATGCGAATTTTAACAGGCGACGGTGAATGTGAGTGCGGCAAAAAAGACTTCATCCCAAGTGGCATTTCCCGTGCAATGTATAAGGGACGCTGCCCCGTTTGCTTAAAAAGCGAAGGGCATACTCCGTGGTGTAGAAACGCAGGGTAACATAAAAAAAGGGCCTTTCGGCCCCCGATGGCAAGTCACCATCCACCTCCATGATTATGGATTAAAAACAGTGTACTAAATTTGCTTATTGTTGTCAATACTTAATTAGCTTGTTCCAAAGGGAGGTTTTGCAATGATACAACATAAACCATTTATTCTTATAGGTCCGGGAGATACTATTCAGGAAGAAATCACTGCAAGAGGATGGAGCCAGCAATACTTCGCAGAAGTTATTAATATGTCCTCGAAGTCAGTAAATTTATTGATTAACAACAAGCAACCGATTACCCTTGAAATGGCATCACGGTTAAGCAAAGTCTTTGGGCAGTCCGTTCAATTTTGGCTGAATCAAGATGCAATTTATCGAGAACATTTAGATTGGCAATTTATCCCAAAGTGTAGAAAAAGGAGAGGAGAAAAAATGAAGGAGGAAAGGAGGTGATATTGTGGAATTTGGTAGAGCAATAGAGCATAAGATTATCATTGAACCAACAAGTAACAAGGGTTTTTATGTTCGTGTAGGGTGTGGAAGATTTTCTTTTAGTAACAACGAAGATCTTTTGCAAGGGTTAAGAGATTATCTTGTTAATCCTGAGAAGTTGGAAAAGGAATATAACAGATTACAATCTCAACTAGAAGAAGTAGCCCGTGAACCAGTAGAAGATCCACCTATTACAGTAACATAAAGCAAAGGGCTTGCTACCTACAGAGCATACGTAGGTAGCAAGCCACAGAACTATTAATTATCGTCATCCGGGATATTAAACGTAGCCCGAATCATATCGCAGATAGGCAGAACACTTTTGTCGTCTATCTTGTTTTCACTGTTTATCACTGCATCCTCAGCGAAGTCTAACAGCTTATCGGCAAATGACCTTAATAGTTCCGGGGTTAACAGCCCCATTAACATTTCAATCAAATATACTAATAACTTGGTTTTCATGTAATTCAACACCTCCCTTCTTATTCAGATTCTTCCATTCTTAATTCCTGATATGTTTTTTTCCCAAAATATTTACGGGGATTCCCGCAGGCATGGCAAGAGCAACGCACCTTTGTCTTTCGATAGCCTCCCAGTATCCAGTTAATGTGGTTTTCTCCCGAAAAATGTTCTCTTTCTTCTCCAGAAAGCGTATCAGGGTAATGCCCATGATATTTCTTGAAAGTTTTCCTTGCTATTCTGTTAGCAACTTGCAAACGATTATAGTTCATTTTTACTATTCTCAATATATTTTTTCTGAGTCAGGCTGTTCACAACTTTTTCAGTTACCATCTGGACAGTTCTTGCGCCAAAATAGAAGGCGATTATCGTGAGAACTGCCGTTTCATGAAACTTTGTCAATGTGATATATTCAAAAGCACTCGCCAGGTAAACAACAAGCCCTCCTAAAGCATATAATGGCCGGGGCAATATTCGTAGTATTTCCGCCCATGCTGGAGGTTTGATATTGATAGCTTCCTGAATTGCTAATTGTCTTGCCGAATCCCTGTCCCCGTAAACTTTTTCAAGCACGTCCGACAAAACTTTATCATTATATTTTAACGCCCTGATAACTTCAATCCTGATTCTTGATTCAATAGTTTTTTGTTCTTTCTCGGATATTTTGTCGGGCCAAAACTTATCAAGAACTTTCGAGACAATATCAGTTACAGGTGCGACTAAGGTTTTCCACCACATTGTTATTATTCCTCTGTTTTGTGCTTTTCCAACAACAGCAATACCCGCCACGAAGGATACTCAGCAAGAATATCCAGCAAATGTTTCTGGACCTCCTTAATTTGAGCAATAGGCAAATTTATTACCCCCCCCTCTTTTTCTGCAACTTTGACGGCAAGCGATGTTTCGTTTATTGTAGTTTTCATAGTCCTCCCCTACTTATGTTTTGCCGCCAGCTTCAATACCAAAGTGTAAATATCATCTACTTTTTTTCGTAAATATTCATATTCTTTTTTGTTCTCTTTCCCCCGCTCACAGCTATGATAAATGATTTCGCTGTCTCTTTCCATACTTTGTGCTTCCACCCGTTCTAATTCTGCGCTACTCGCCTTTGTTGCAATGACAGTATTTATTTTGTCTAATTTCCCCCCCATAATAGTTCCTACCCCAAGGCTGGCAACTGCCAGAAAAGCCAGAAAAGCAATTACAACTTTTGCTTGTGTTAATGTTATATTTTCTCCGGCCATCGTCTTTTTTCCCCTCCCAAGTCAATGTAAAAAAATGTAGCATACCTATGAAATCCACCCGGCCAATCTTTTCCCAACATATCATCCACCTCATCTAATAATTGTCTTGTACTTATTATCCCCAACTTGGAGATAGGAGTTATCTCAAGTGCGGTTGCCACAGGCTTGGAAGGCCAGATAAGATGACAAGAATTGTAGGGAATTTTATCTTCAGCGACTCCCATCTTTTTGTAAATATCGACATGGTGCTTTACACATCTTGCCCCGGAGTTTACTTTTAACATAATCTCATCCTGTTCCCGGCAACGGCTGTTCAGAGCGGCTCTGATTGCCTCTGCTACCCACAGGATAGATATATCAATCCTTACCTCTTCATCGTCCCTGCAACGCCTACAGGGACATCTAATCGTATCATATTTGCCGGTATAGTTAAAGTGGGGAGTTAGTTGCATATTCATTTCTGCCCGTTTTTCTTTTCTGTCATCACCGGCTTTTTTCCATGCTCATATTTCACCGATACCTCTTTGTTCAATTTCTCTTCGTCCCCGCTATAGCCCTTTCGGGTAATGGTGTCCAATACCCCATCTTTCGTGTAAGTATATTCCTCTACCCTGCTGGAAATCACTTTGCCATCAATGTCTACTATTTTTTCTTTCCATTTCTTATACCCTCTGCCTTGTGCGTCCTGCTCTGTTTCAACAACCGATTGCGGCAGATGTTCTCCGGCTTCAATAGCCTCCACTAAGTCAGGACGGTCAAGAACAATATCACTTAATGTTGCATCTTTTAAGTCCATGTTATCTCCTTATAGGTCTCTGACGAGACGGCAGTTATATTTGTTGAGTTTTCGAGGTGTTGTACTAAAATAGAACTGGCTAAAAAGCAATCTTGCCGCATAAGTAGGATTTTTGTCTGTGACCGACGACATCCAGGTATAACCCGTCGGGGTAGAAGGAAACACCGTAGTGTCGACATGTGGGTCTTTTTCGGATATGTCTACAATAGAAAATAATTGGAACAAATTCGGCACATACCAATCACTATGCCCCCCAAGACTATTAGCATTCGCCTGATCTGCAAAATTCCAAATCAAGTCATCTGTTGTTGCCAAGTCAATACTTACGCTGGCTTCATTTACAACCGCTTCCGATACCGTGATAACGGAAGAGGTGATTCCTGCTACTGTAAACGGCCCTGGATTATTCCCAGATGTGGTGGGGAATATTCGTCCCCCGCATAACGCAGCTGTGCTAAACGGCGTCCCTGCATCAGCAGTGATTGTTTTCCCTGCGGCGTCAAAAGTGCAGGTTTCTCCGGTGATGGCGTACTGTTCCCAGAATAGTACGCCATCACCGGCAGGCCCAATATCGCTTTGAGGAACCGCTGACCATTCCAGATTATTAACGTGGTCTTTAGTGCAATTATTAGACAATGCACAAGTTTTACTATTGATAGTAATATTAGTAGTTCCCGCATATTGCCCGGCAATCATTAGTTCGAAATCTCTGGCTAATCCTTTTTGTAATGCACCATCATCTCCGGCATGGTAGCTGGTTGTTTGGCCGGTTGTTAAAAGGCCACCTGCAGTTCCCCCCGACACCGATGGCCCTGGTGGGTACATCGCAGGATACATAGTAGGATTCATACTCCCCCCTCCTAAAGTCTAAATACATTATCTTTTGCTATTGCTTTCATTTAATTCCAAGCTCCCATGTTTAGTTCTTATACCCCATAGCTCCTTGATAAATGCTTATTATATTATTTGCGTCTGCACTTGCCCATTGTGCTGTGATTGTTACATCCATATTCAAAGTTGTATTAATGGTTGTGACAGCAATAATCTCCTCTGTGGTCCCATCTATGTCCAAGTCAACATGAATTGCTCTTGAACCTGTTGCTCCTATAGTTCTTTGTGTCGCATCTGCATCTATCTGCCAGAATGAACCAACGCCTATCGCTTTTGTTGTAGGGTTTAAGGTGACTATTGTATTGCCACCTACTTTAATTCTTAAAGTGACTTCATCTGCAGCGGTTGCTCCACCATTTTGGATAACTCCATCGCAATGAAATTTAAATATATTGCCAGCTTTCAAGCTATCGGCAGCCATCGCACCAGTCCATAGAGTAGTTTCATCAGTAGTATTTTCGCAAGTTACGGTTTCCAGCAACACATCGGAAGTTCTGTCTATGACCCTTTGATGAGCTACATTGGTAATGTAAAATCTTCCGTCCGCAAATTCAAGACTCCCTGTTTCAGGAGTTGTTAATTTTGTACTGGCCTCGAACTTGATTTGTGGAATTAAAGCTGTCCCTGCCGCTAAATTAAGCAGTGCTGTTGTAGAATATACCCAACGCTTCAACTCAGCGTCCCAAAATGCTATTTGCCCTTGCGCAGAACCCTCAGCACCAGGCATACAGGATATCGGATACATTTGTGGGTTCATAGGTTGCCCTTTTCCTAAAGTCTGAATAGTTTAAAATAAACCGTAACCGCCCCACTATCTACGGCAAACTTCGCCCCTATTTTTACGCTTCCTTCCCCGACAAACAATCCCTGGATTAATTTGCATTCGTAAACAACCGCTCCGGTTGAATCCCCAATGGCGAAAGAGGAAAGTTCGGTATCTCTTGAATCCGTCCCGTTAATCTTGATTTCATTATATACCGTTACCGTTAATGTTTCCGCTGTTGCCTCAATTGGCTTTTCGATAGCCAGCAAATAATAATCGT